TTATTTTTTCTTGTAGATGTCGGCGGTGCCGTGGATTTTTTTATCGGTATTGCCGGAGGTCAGCACCAGCACATCAGCGCCTTTCTCATCGGCTTTTTTGATCAGCTCTTCTTTTGCATCCGAAACCGCCGTTTCACCCGAGGTATTAACCGTACCGATTTTCTCGTACTGAGACTCGACCTTAGAGAAATCCTCTTTCGTCATAAGTTCTGCAGCAAAGGCGTTGGTGGTGAAGAAAAAAGCGGTTCCTAACAAAATAGCAGTCGTCTTTCTCATAACCTGATTCCTTTTGATTAATACAGGATCTACCTGACCTTGCGACAGTGCGCAAAGTTTTAACAGCATGGGTCATAAAACGTACAATTTCCAGAAATTAGAACGCATTATTGATGACAGCGTGGGATGCAGGCTCTGGTTCATTAACGGAAAACGGCGGTAGTGTTTGGGCGAGCAGAGGTTAACGGTCTCAGTCAGCCCGTACAGAGCAACGGGCACTTTGTATAACGGGGGGCTGTTAATCACTTTAACGACGTGAGTTAGAAAAGCAAAAGTAACGAAAACATTCCAGGCGCCGACTCTGCAGAGCTATAAGAAGTTGGGGGCAACGCCAAACTTCGGTGTCTTAATATTCGCTGCCCACACTTTAATGTCATTCTGTAAGACGAGCGTAAAGTCTGATTTCAGGTTTTGAACCATCCCATTTACCCGCTCCGCGTCAGTCACCGCAAAGTGTTCAATTTTTTGATTGTGTCCGATATTCACACATTTATAAGTTGCGGGAACTTCGTGCCCACTCACATCGAAAGGCTTTTCAGGCGTATCACACATACCTTCAGCGATATAGGAAACAACCATGTTGGCGCCCGGATGGCCCTGCTGTGAGATGCTAACCATAACCGGAAGCTCATTCGAGGTTTGCGTCATGCCGTAAAGTACCACCCCATCCGAGTACCATGTGTTGTATTCCCGCTGGAGAGACGCAGCCGAAGCACTTGAACTGATTGCAACCAGAAATGAAAGGATACCAAGCCAGATTCTCATAAGCGTTTTCCATAACAAGTTTGCGTCCATTATTCAGAATGAACTTTCAACCGCAACTCATTAGGATTATTCCTACCAGTTCTGGCGGTGTTGTTTTACCGTAACCTTCTGTTTCAGATTGATTAAACGCATATTAACCGTATGAAAGCGTTTATTTCAGATACTGCTTTTTCATTATGACGGTTGGTGTCCCAACTCTGTCTCAGGATGACATTTGTGACGCGGGAGGTGAGTCTCTGATTCGAAATGGCACGCCCTGTAGGATTCGAACCTACGACCTACGGCTTAGAAGAACGTAGACTACTATTTAACGCACTGTAATATATATATATTTTCCGCGCTCGCGCCGGGTTTGTGTCACTGCGTGTCGTTATAGGTAATCTCTTCGCTTCTTTGCTCATCTGGTCATGACACATCTATGACACAGTCAGATAAACTCCAGTCGTCTAAGGGCAACTTAGAGCGAGTGGCGTTTTATGCCCTACCACATCAACTTTGCGTAGCTCCTTCCAGTAATGGAGCCTACTCATTTACAAGCAGCGCAACTGAGATCACAATCGCTACCGATCCGTTTGTAAGATTTCAGGTGCGCACCACTTCTTATACCGGGCAGTCATCACTTCCCAGCGCCCGGTTGATGAAATACGTCACCCTACCCATCACTTCTGCCTCTTCCATGGCCTCGCCTTCTATCGCCTCACCATCACTCGTTATCAGCGCCCTGCCCTGCATCTTTGCAAACTGAGTGCTGCTGCCAATGAGTATCAGCAGAACCTCCCCATCCCTTAACCTGTGAACTGGCTCAATGATGGCGTAACCGTCAGCTGTCTCAACGATTCTGCTATCGCCGGTCATGCACAGGCTGGCTGGTGACAAGCGCTGCTCAATAAAATCCATTGCCGGTGACGGAAAGCCCATATCACAGCCCTCCGTTCGGGTTGTAGAGCATGAACAGGCGGTTCTCTCCCTCGTTAGGTGAGATGTCCTTGAAGGTGGTGACGTAATGCTCGATCCACTGGTTAGCCTCGTGCAGAGACCAGTTCCAGTTAACCCTGGCTAGCTGGGTAACAAAGTCCTGTGTGGAAACCGTCTGGCGCCCGTTCGGCCCTCTTTTGATGGCGGCCCTGAACGCGCCTGGTATTTCGTATCTCCTGCCCATGATCTGCCCTCCACTATAAAACACTGTATGCGTATACAGTAGTTTTTAACGAGGAGGAGATCAATGCGAAGCCGCCTATCAATGATTACGACAGTATATGCTTCAACAAAAGATAAGGATTTTACGAGGGCATGAGGCAGTAGAGCTGCATTTAATTTTTAAGCAGAGAAATTTCATTCTCTAACGCATCGATACGCGTTAAAGCAACCTTAAGAGCGCAGATTGTATCCAGAAGCATGACATTGGTATCAAGAACCACACGTTCTCTTTTCCCTTCATAGCCGCAGAAATTACCCTCTTTGTCATAAACCTCTTCACCTTCAGGCTCAAAAGTATGCTTGACGTAAGACGGGTCTATCTCCTCAATTTGCTGAGCAATGACGCCGCGACGCAGCCTTTCTTTTTCATCATCCCTGAACACAAAAGTAACAAGATCCATGGCCTTGATATTTTCAACAGACTGCTGACCATCATACGGCTTAACATTCTTTTTATAGTTGATGTCAGATGTACCCTGTAGTGCCAGGGTGCCAGATGATTGTGGTATCTGCACATCAATAGCACCTGAGGAGATACCGTCAGAACGGCGTCGGCTGAAGTTGATGACAGATACCGCGCTGGAAAAACTATCAATGGTCGTTTCAAGTCGCGTCCGACCACCAATAGCATTTGAATTAGCGCCCGCCGGGAACATTGCCACAAAAGGCGTGCTGGTTCCTGAAATAGAAAATCCTGTAGAAGTAGAAATCGGACCTGAAGCTGCAAGTGCCGGAGCGGAAGTAAGCAGTGTTTCCACCCAGCGCTTAGTCGTAGCATCCAATGCAGACACCGGGTCGGCGGCAAGAGGCGTTGAACCTGAGGGTCTTATATTCAGCCACGCAGCAGCCTTGTCAGCCAGGTCCGACAGGTTTGATGCCTTTAACAATACAGATGAGGTAATGCTATTCCACGCGGGGCCAGTGTAGGTCGTACCGTCGGGAAGTTTAACGGTGACCGTTCCCGTTCCGCTGAATACCTGCTGCCAGTTCTGCTTGTCGTAGTTCAACCCGCGCAGTGCTTCGGTGGCCTGGGCCACCACTGCTGCGGTAATCAGATTCTGAGTTAAGCGCGGCACAGCATTCCACGCCAGGCCATTCTGAGAGGGGCCGGGATATTTGCTGACCAGTGTTAATTTCGTCGCGCTGTCGACAGATTTGACCGGGAGCGTGTAGGTGATGCCGCCAACAACCACAACAGCAAAATCCCCGGCCGACAGCTCGGTTGAAAAGTTGGTACCGGTGCCGGTTGCAGCATCAGAGTTGGAGGTTAGGGTTAAAGTACCAGCTGACATTGTTGTCTCCTGAATTCAGATAATAAAAAACCCGCCAGAAGGCGGGTCGTAATTATTTGGTTTTTATTTGCAGGTATTTGATGAGAAGTTATTTTTGTTAACCCATCGCCAGTTAAATGGATATCCAGCTCGGAACTCGGTCTGGTTTGCCACCTTTCTTATGCCGTAAATCTGCACAGTTTGTTCGTGGCCGCCAAGCATCGCGGACGCCTGACACACTGGATCCTGCTTTTCAAGAAATGAGCCTGAGCATGCAGATATAATGAAACAGACGAGCATAATCATTATTAATTTGTTCATTGTTTATTCCGTCAGGTTTATTTATTACAAGTTAACCGATTCGAACAAACATATAAAATAGATAAAACAGATCAATAAGCTTTCAATGATCATTTTTGGCGATAATTAATCATATGCTGCAGTATTAATGGCTGTGATTGATATCCCAGTGTTCGTCCCACCTCCCGGGGAGCCAACTCCATCAGACGTTGAGCCTGCACTTATTCTCGTATTACTTCCGTTATATCTGCATGCCGTGTATACAGTAATATTGTAGATAGTCGGAGGTTGTGTATTATTGTTGACTATAATACTAGAACCCAACATTGCAGGGGCTACAGCCCATGATCCAGATAGTGTTTGGTCAATATTGATACCCCCATTAGCCCCAGGAGTGCCTACTGTTTGAAGGTCAGACAAAACACGAGACTCATTGGTAAGGACGAGCTTACCGGTAGCGTCCCAAATGGCGAACCCCCAAGACGGCAATGCCTGCGGAAAGATGGCAAAGATATAAACCGTTAGTGTAAAACTCTGATTGTATGGATTTACACCAGAAATATAAATATTACTACCCACGCGGTGAGAAATAACCGCAGTCGGCTGTGCCGTGTTGGTGGTTTTAAGAAAAACCATTACGGGGTAGCTGGTGTTTATGGGAATATTTTGCGATACCTGTTGGGAGCTACCGTTAGAAGCGGAGGTAAAGGTATATTTTCCATAAAGGCAAAAAGGTGTCGATTGCGGGGTTACGAAGGGGTTTCCGTTATCCATTAATATCATTGCACCAAAATCCGACATTATGAACGCTCCATAAACACCACCAATTCACACTTTGATGCCGGATAGTTACCGGCGCCAACAGTAGAGGCTGCCGAGATGGTTATTGTATTTCCCGAAGCCACAACCCTCCTGCCAACACTGGGCGTCCCTTCATCCAAGGATGTAACAAATCCCACTTTCATTCCCGGCGGCAGCGTGAAAGACCAGCTGCCGGACGTTTGTCCGGCACTTAACTGAATTCGCCCAACTACAGATACAGGCTTAATTCCATAATTATTAGGTTTGCCATTAGCATCCCATGTCTGAATCCCCCAATCAGCCATTAAAATACTCCTGTTAATTTTCCGATCTGTACGCGGAGCACTCCATTGCTGTCCCTGATACTATCAGTAACGTTAGTTGACTTTTTGGCCCCCTGTCCATCGCTACCATAGTTTTCCCAAGTACCAGCTTTATCCAATCGCCAACCCTGAGATCCTGCGACATAGTTATTCGACTGGATAAAATTGCCGATCTTGGCGTTGTCAATGCTGCCATTTTGGATAAAGGAATCACGGATGAATACCTGACCGTTAAACACAAAAAATGCGGCCTGGTAATTGCCGGGGTCACTGCCGGAATAGATACCGAACTGGTCAGCTGCGAATACAACAGTTGACCGGTAAGTACTACCATTTGGCTCAATAGACATTCCGAAACCGGTATTATATTTCACACCGTTTCGCACTATTCCCATATTCAGCGTATAGGATGCTTTAGCTGTGCCATCACTGTTGACTTCAGCAGTCATCTTCTGGTTTACAGCCGATGTCAGAGAATTGATGTCACTATCTAAATCGCCAATGGAAGCCTGTACGTAAGTTGACAGATCTGCCAGCCCTTTATCTACTTCAGCAATCGTCGTTTTTACAACAATGATATCTGCGCGCACCTCTCCATACTGAGCCCACTGGCGCTCAACTGTTCCGTGATTCGCCAGAGCATTTTGCATTATGCCTTCTAGGTTCGTGTCCACCCCGGCCTGTACGTTTTTGAACGCCTCAGATTCTCTGACCTGCTCATCAATCAGTTCAATCATCCCAGGTATATCTGACGATGCCTGACCCGATGCTTCAACGAATGCAGACACACCAAAGGCATTACGTGTTCTGACATAAACGTAATAGGTTTTGTCAGCCTGCAACCCGTGAAGGGTCCACTGGTTAGAACGCCCCAGAAACTGCGCCTGGTCTTCAATATTCGCTGGGTTGGTAATCCTGTTTTGCCCTGAGTACCAGAACTCGAAAGAAGTATCTGTTGTAGCAGTGATACGCATGACCGGAACGAGATCTGCAGAGAATAGTCCGGGAGTCCAGATAACGCTTGAGGGCGCAGGCGGCGCACCTATAACCATGCTTATCTGAGTCTCTGCGCCTTTCATTCCGTTTTCATTTCGGCCGCGAACGCCAAGCGTATAGCCGCCAGCACTCAGGCCATAAAAATCATAACGGAACTGGTCTGTTTCGTACTGAGCAACAACTTTCCCATCAGTAGAATAAACATACAGTTCGAAAACCAGCTTTTTGGTCGTCGTGGCGGTTTCCCAGGTAGCTGTGACTTGTACCGTTTCAGAGTTAGTGTTGATAATCCGAAGGTTTTCAACGTTCGGAACGCGGTATCCATTAAGCGTGTCGTTAGGAATTTCAAACACTGCGCCTTCGTCCACGATGGCCTGTTTGTTCGGATCGTGCTGTGACGCCGTAATGCTGTAGACGGAATTATTTTCGGTCTCCGCGACGCTAAGGATGCGGAATAACCGAATTGAGACATTGCTGGTAGAGATAGCGAACACCGTTCCATCCCGCACCCAAGAAGGAGTCGTTTTCAGGGTCACAACGTTGTTATTAACACCATTAATGACGTACTTAACGAACTTCCCGTTGCTACCCATGATAGACATGGTATCGCCTCCAGCTATGAGCGAGGATTCGATAGCATCAACGGTTATTTTATTGCCAGAATGCGACATAATTCTGCCGCCGAGCCGGGCGCCAGCATAGTTGTTATCCATGATTTCAACGATGTCGCCTGGAGTGAAATGAATAGCGTCTCGGGCCATCTGGAAAGTCAATCGGCTGCTCTCACGCTTTGCAGTTTCCAGTAGCCACTTCCCTGCGCGCCATGCCTGCCCGCGAGAGGTACACCCGAAAGCTTCAAGGGTAGTCTCGTTGTAATTTCCGCGCGCAATCATGTCATCATCGGATACGTACTCTTTGACCTGCTCCCAGCCGTTATCCGGATCGGTCCATGACACTACCACTGCATTGTATTTCTCAGATCGCTTCACTGAGCTGCGATTGAAGTCTCCATCTACCACGTTAGCATTAGTTATGGTGGCGATCGGGTCCTGCGGCGCGTCCAGCATGACGGTGAGGCGCATGCCATCCCAGAGCGCTATCCCGCGAAACATGCCGGCAATCTTATCCAGAATGTCACGCGCGCTGGCCTGCTCTGTGATGTAGGCGTTAAGCGTCATGCGCGGCTCTTTGCCGCCGTACCCATCATCGACGAGCTGATCACAATACTGAGACAGTACATACAGTGCGCCGTCGTCAACATCGATGTAGCCGGCACGTTTAGCCAGTCCGAAGCGGGAGTTCTTTGCCAGCTCTCTGAACAACCAGGCGGGGTTATTCGTCCAGGCCTGCTTAAATCCCCCCAGCCACAACCCGGAGTAGGTGCGTGCTATTGGATCATAGTTGTCTGGTACAGGCACAATCAGCCCGCGGAGATGGTAAGTACGGCTTGGAGTGTCAGTGTACTGGTCGCGGTCAATAACGGCGCCAGCGATGGCTGAGAATGGGTAGCTCAGGTTGTCGTCAGTGATTTCACTGTAGCTATTCCATATTGTACCGTTGGAAAGCAAATCGCTGCTGCTGTCTGGTGTAATACGACGAACGCGAATATCAAACGGCTTAATATCGGGAGCATCAATCAGATGGGCCTCAAGATATTCGCCTGATATCTTCCCGGTGATAGTGACGGTCTTTTCAATAACCCAGCCTGAAGCGGCAGTTCTACTCTCGAGTACCAGGGTAACGGAGGTGATATTTTGGTTGCCTTTAGTGTCCTGCTCAACCAGGCCGGTAACGCCGACGTTGAATCGCACTCGGGTAACGTCCTGGTCGGTTATAGTGCGTACCAGAGGTGTGTCATAGGTTACTTCGGTGTTTACGATGGTAGTCGCTTCAATAGCAGAGAAGCCATTAATCGGTGACTGCGTTTCAGACCCCGGGCGCCAGGCGACGCTGACACCGTTTACGCTGACACTACCTGTCGCGTCAGTTACAGGGGTCTTGTTGAGTTTGAAAGATGACAGGTGTTCCTGGTCAACTGGCCCGAAGATAGGACCTTCACTAATAAGATCCAGCACACGGTAAAATTGCTTTGATTTGAGGTTATCGTCGAGGAGTTTGGGGGTTGATGCTTTGCCGCCGCCTGAAGACATAATGCCACCTTAGCTAATAGATTCCGTCCAGTTCTGGTTGTTGCTTGTGTCGATGCCGAGTGAAATAACGTTCGAGCCGACCTCCATTTCTCCAAGGAGGAGTGGCACCGCCCGGCCCTGGCCTACCCGGTTCTCAGCACTGGTAAAAGAGTTGTTTGTAAGCGTATTGGTCTCAGCGGCTTCTGCAGAGGTTTTGGTTTTCATGTTTCGTGACATGTAGACCGAGTAAGCTACCGATGCCACGCTGACAGCAACCGCAATCCATGCCGCCGCAGCGGCAGTAATTGCCCCCTCAACTACCGGCACGAACAGAACCACAGAGCCATCTTTAAGGTGTCGATCGAGATGCCATTGCATCGCAGATGCCTCAACATCCTCTCCGGCAACCCGCACCCGCAGCTTTGTATTGAGAAAGGCTTTTTTGAATTCGAAATCCTGCGCCAGCAGAAGGCGTAACCCCTGTGCAGGCGTGTCAACATTCAGGGATATCTGGCGGTAAAATCGGCGTAAATTGCCTGCAAATTTAAAGATGAGCACTGTTCGTGTCTCCAGATTGAATGCGTCTGCTTGATGTATGCCGGACGCATTTGTTCTCGTCTGCTTAGGTGTCCGGCATGGTCATGGTGAAGCACCAGGTTGTCATGAAGGAGAATCATTGAGTGGCAAGGGTCTGCGCCAGGGAACGGCTGCCTGATAATGACGTCACCGGGTTGTGCATCCTGCACGGACACCTGATAAAAACCATTGGCCGCCATATTGGCGAGATAGAGATTCTCTCCTCTCAGCCACCATCCGTTAGTCCTCTCGAAGTCCGGAAGGTCGATTCCACAGAGATGGTATGCGTCCCGAAAAAGCGTGTAGCAGTCCATAATGCCGTGCTCGAACTTGCGCCCCAGCAGAAGCGGTACCGGCCTGTATTTCTTCAGCGATCCATCGGATGCCAGCCACCATGGTAGCCCCGTCATCACCTGCATTTGGCGGTCAGCACCAGAAAGCGCTGGCTGGCTTTGCGGGTGGGAATGGAAGACCGCTGTAATATTCCCTTCTTCCTCCGCCGCAAGCCAGTCATCGTCACTTATGCGGAAGTGATGCCAGGGCTCCGGATGCACATTTCGACAGCGAAACACTTGCGTGTCATTCAGGATCAGCGCGCACACTTCATCCTGCGACGATGCCGCATAATCGAGTAATTCTTGCATCAAGAGACCTTTTGAGAGCCGGGGAAGCTGCTTATTGGCATGGGTTCAGGGCGTGGATAGCGGAACCGGCAACCGGTACGCCGATGAGAGCATTTATCCTTCGCCGGGTCAGTGGTTGGATTGTCACGCTCGTCTGCAACAGGCGGCCCGTCATAGCCGCATCCGAGACCGCGGTATTGCCACTGGCATACGTCTGCAAGGATTGTTCGCGCCGGGATAATGGCGTTATCGCAGTCAATCGGCGTCGCCAGCGTATAGGTTACCTGCTCGAATGTCTCTTCGGTCATCTCTTCCACGACGTAGCGGGATACCGCTTCCTGAGTTGGGTCAGCATCAGGGTTGCCATTGGGGAAATTCACCGCATCCAGATTTTTCACTGGAACCTGCCGTCGGGTAATAACCACACCGAGCATATCGTCGAAGTCGTGGTTAATTCCGGTTATCAGGCCGGTCACGTTCGCCACAACCATTGTTGGCCTAGCGTAGGTCCCTTCGTTTTTGGACTCGAAACCTTCAACTGCAATCGGGTAAGCCTGGTACTGATTACCTTTCCAGATAACGTTGCCGTAGTAGCCGTTGGTGCCGGAATGGAAACGAATTAAGTCACCGCCATATGGCTGCAGGTCTGCTTCAAAAAGGTCTATGAATGCGCCAACTCCGGCATCGACGCTATCAATAATCATACTGGCTGGTATATCGCGCACGGAAAACTCCCATAAAAAAGCCACCCGAAGGTGGCTACTGTCTGCATATCAGGGTGTTACTCAGTCATAGCCCTGGTTAAAGTGTGTGGTTCAGCCCGCCAGTGGTGGGACACTGGCGCATACACATCTGGAGGGATGGCTGATTACCTCTGACTAAGGAACAATATGACTAAATATAAGTTTGAAGAAGTTGATACAAGCTCTTCGCCTAATGCAGAAGACATTGCATATGCCCTTATGGCCGCATTTGGAGCGCTCGCCTCAACTGTTGTCGGAGAGGATAAAGAAAAGCAGGCCGAATTGTTTAGTAAGCTCGATAAGGTGTTGGCATACAACGAAGGTGCAAGTAGCTATATTGAGCTTGCCAGAATCGCACAGGCTACTAAATTCTCCCTAACCGGACAGCAGTAGTACCCTCAGTCTTTTTGATTTCAATAGCGGCCTGTTTCTGGGCCGCATTTATTGCCCCACCCGTGCGGCAAGCATTTTTTATTAACTCCGAAGCCGCATTTTGCACCATTTCTCTCAGTTCATTTGCATTACGCTGCTGCACAGCCATATTTGCGATAGCCAGTTCTAATGCTGCAACTCGTTGTTCTAAAGTCATAATTCTCTCCTTATCGTGGTACCTGTTCAAACGTTGCCGTCAGTTCAAATAGCGGCCCCGTCTTTGTCATGCTCCATGAGCGGCAGACAAACAGCTTTCTGACCCCGGTATCTGATGGGGTCCAGTAGAATGATTCAACCGCACCCCGGGCTTTCAGGAACGCCTCGGCATCCTTCGCAGAGTTACTACGGCAGGCGCCGCCTACCCCACGGAAGGTCAAGGAGTATTTATCCATTAGCGGATTGATCCCCTTCACTTGTCGCTGCTCGTAGCCGTCACCGAGCTTAACGACGGCTACGTTGGGCGTACGTTCAACCTGATAAGCTCGCTGTGGTGTCCATGTGAATGTTTCTGGCATTAGCGTTTATTCCTTGGTTGGATTAATCCACCCGGACGGTTGGCCTGGTCACTGATATGAAATAAGGTAACCCGCTTCATCATCTGGGCCATCTTTGCCATGGTCGCATCGTCTATGCCGCCGGTGGTGTTGATTTCGAAGGTGATGTGCTGCACCACTCCACCGCCTCCTCCAGCCTTATCAGCAGGAATGATCTTCCCTGACTGGTTCGGGATGAATGCCTGCTGACCACTTGCGGTCTGGAAGATTTCAGAGCGTCCATCTTCGTTTATGCGGTAAGCGTTTCCTGCAGATACCCCACCACCGTAGCGACGGCCACCTGCAAGAGCCAGACCCTTAGCAGCAACCAAGGACTGGGCATAAGCAGCCTGGCCTACACCGGCTGCACTGCCGTACGTTGCGATTGAGGCGCTCATTGCGGCCGGCGCCCACGCTGATGCAGCGGCGGTAGCCTGAGCCATTGTTGATGCCAGTGATGCAGCAGCTGCGGCCTGCCCCATTAACTGACTCTTAACCCACTCCACGCCCATTTGGACAAAGCTGCCTACAACACTGTTGAGGATGGTAGTGCCGATATTGGCGAGTGACTCCTGAAGGCTTTGGGTGCCGTTGATTAGCCCGGTAATGGCATTGGTAGCTCCGCCCTGGAGGGAGTCTACAGCTGCTCCAAGCATGCTATTCAGCTCACTCTGCTGTTGCCACTCTTCCCACATTGCTGCCATTCGCTTCTGGCGGTACTGCTCCTCAATTCCAGCGCGAACGGCTTCGGCTTCGGCGATCCTTTGCGGGTAGAGTCGAACATATTCATCAAGTTGGGACATTTGCTGTGCATAGGTGTTATCGACTGCAGCAACCGGAGAAGCCTGCCCTTGCAAAGCCGTGAAGTTTTGTCCTGCCTGTGTGCGTTTCCTTTCCTCTTCGGCTGCCGCTTTGGTTGCCTGCTGAACTTTCCAGATAGACTCAGCTTGCTGTTCTGCCTGTGCGATTTGCTCCTCTGATGCTTTGTTACCAAGGGCGACTACAGCATCATATTTAGCTAATTCGAGCGAGCCATCGGCGTAACCGGTATTCAGACGTTCAAGCGAGGACCGCTGTTTATCAAGAGCTTGGCTGGCAGCATCTTGTACATTATTCTCTTTGTTAAGCTGTTTTCTAGCCTCTACATTTCGCTCGGTTGCCACATACTGGTCTTGCAGAGCTTTTATGCGAGTGCCGTCTTTAATGCCTGCATCCTCAGCGTCGTACGTTGCCTGGAGGCGTGCACGTGCCTCGCCTTCGAGCTTAGAGAGCTCTAGCTTTCGCTTGGCAGATCTTTCTAACTTCTCGACTTCTTTACTATCGCCGGAGCCACCTATTTTAATAGGCTTATTGCTAGCTGAGGAGTTGGCCTTAGATATAGCAGCTAGGTCACCAATCAGCGTAGCGGCTTTATTGCTGACCGCGTTAATCCCCTCTGCTTGAGCGGCCCACCCGTCAAGGCCGAGCCAAGAGTAAGTCCTGGCGCGTCGTGCAAACATAGCTGCCGTGCTGTTCAGGTCTGAAATCTGCTGAGTGGCGTTGGGTATCTTTCCAGCTAGCCTGTCGATTGCTTCAGTAATTGAGTCAATTACTGACACCATTCCCGCGCTCGCCCCAGTAGTGTCGTTTATTTGTTTAATCATTCCTTGGAATGAAATTGTCAGACTATTTGTAGCCTGATCCATTGTGCGGGGTAATTTTGAGAACTCCTGATTAACCAATCCCGTCTGCGCCATAATCGCATTTAGCGCATCCTCAGCGGAAAGTTTACCCTCCAGCATGCGCTTTCGAAGTTCGTCGGTAGATATCCCCATTCCGGCTGCCATTTGTCGCGCCAGTTCCGGCATTTGCTCAATAATTGAATTGAATTCTTCTGCGCGTACTGTCCCGCTGGCAATTGACTGTCCAAATTGACGCAAAGCATTGCCCATCTCAACAGAAGAGGAACCACCTATGCGTCCAATTTTTTGTAAAGTGTCTATGAGCGTTAATATTTGCTCATTACTCGCGCCAGTGCTTTTTAGTGATGTGGTGAGTGTTTCCCAAAGCCTCTCTGTATCTTTTAGGCTTGTTCCAGACTCAGAAGCAATATTGGAAAGAGCCTGAAATGTTAACGCTCCTTCCTTGGTGGATGCAGACAAACGGTCAATACGAGCTTGAAGCTGCGTCATTGTGTCTGCAATTTCAAGGAACTGTTTACCGTATCTCACTAATTGGGAGATAGTAATAGCCGATGCAATGGCCGTAAGTCCAGTTTTGAGGCCAGATGATGATTCGCTCGCTTTATCTTGAGCGCTCTTTAGGTCGTATAGTTTACCTGCTAATTCACCTATTTCTTTACGTTGTGCCGCTGTCGCAGATGACCCTGCCTGCAGCCTGGCAGATAACATGGCTGCACTTCTTGCCCCGTTTCGTTGCTCTTCTTTAAGTACTGCAATCTGCTTCGATAAATCTTGAGTTATTGACCGTAGACGAGCCGAATTGCTGGCCTGTTTAGATGCTTGCTTGTCTAATTCCGAGGAAGCCTTCGCAGCTTCCTTAATAGCAGTTCTGAGGTCGAAGAGCTTACCAGCAAGAACGCCAATTTCTTCACTTTGTCTTTGGCTTGCATCTCCAGATGCCGATAACTGAGCTGCCAGTACTGTCGCACTTTTAGCCCCGCCTTCGTTTGCCTCTTCTAAGATCGCTATTTCGTTGCCAAGGCGTTCGATGATTTTCGCAGCGCTCCCCGCATCATCAGCTGCGCGCACAAAAGCTTTCCCGGTCTTTTCAATGGCCTGATCAGATCTTTTAAAATTACTTTCCATGTTACTGGCTATATCACTTACCTGCTTATCGGCTCGCAGCAGTTGGGCGGTATCAGCTTTGATGATGTATTCAATATCACCGACATTTTCAGCCATAATTTTCTCCGGGCATAAAAAAACCCGCCGAAGCGGGTTTATGTTGATTGTGTGCTACGAACTGCAAAATTTGTAATTGTGGCCACAAAGCTTTATGGATTTTGTACCATCTGTCGACCAAGCCTCAATTGATTTGACGTAAACAGCCTTGCTCTTAGCGTCAATATCGAAAAATACGATGCCTTCCTGATATTCAAGTGGTTTCACTTTCCCGCTAATATTTTTGAAAGTTGCAGATGCTCCATAGGTATTATCATTCTTTTTTTCAGATACCCTGGCGCTTCCCCCTTGAACGTTAAAGCAGGATGCTGACTTGTCTCCGCATAACGCCATTGATAATTCTTTTTTCCCTAATTGAAACGCCTCATCTCTGGTTGGCTGCGGGTCAGAGCATCCAGCTAAAAAAAGAAGTGCGGTTGCCAGTACTAGTCCTCGCTTCATATCTCTATCCCATTTGGTAAAAGTATCAAAAGAGTAGCAGGGATCGTGGCGAGGGAAAACCCAGCTAATGCTGGGTTTATATTAAGATGGTGTGTTTATTTCCACTTACATGCTTGCGATAGATTTTCAATAACTTTATCAATTTCAGACAGGTCAAATTCAACTATTTGCATCGTGGTTCCGTAAGGTTCAAAACCAAATATTACTTTTTTATGCTTAGCCAATTCCTTTAGAAATCCTATTGGCTGCGGAACAAATGCTGCATCACCGCCTTCCCCGCCACCCCACGTTCTCTTAACTGGCTTCCCATCATCAAGCCTCATTGTTATGCCTGGGTCATCTGATCCCATATAGTCGCTGAATGATAAATAGGCCTCTGTCTTATTGTCAGTGCAACGCAGGACTAGAGACGTCTCGCGGGTAGAGCCTGCTTTGCTGTAGGTATCAGTCGAAGTATTAATAGCCGCAAAGTCAGTCTGATCAGTCATCTTATTAGTCTCTGACTTGGTAACCCAAGGCCCAAACTTATCTACACCAGCGCTTGCTGAAAACGACGCACCAATGACTAAAGCTAAAATGAATCTTTTCATATCCCTATCCCCTTTGGTAAAAGTGGAAACATCCTACCTAGGAATAGCACAGGTGCAACGGCAAACGCTGATTTATTGATCTCAGTCGACCAGGAACGGGAAAACCCGCAGTTAAGCGGGTTGCATTATGATTGGCCGACAACTCGGCCGATTGGCTGACTTTTCAGCCGATTAAAAAAGCTTGCGTAAATCTACGTTATACACCGCCATCCACGCGGCGCGAGGCCAGGACTTCACGGTGCCGAAGCGCGGATCTTCAACCTCATGCGGCTCGGCAGCATTCTCTCGGCACCACTTACGCAGTGGCTGCCATTTGAATTTCTGTCCGAGCTTCTTCTCTACCGGGATAATGGCGGCATAGTTTTTTCCTTCCCCGATGCGTTCCGCCAGTTTGTTTTTGGCACGAACAGCAGCGGAAGCTGTTGCCATCGCGGTTACTTCGCGTTTCTCAGAGATCCAGCGCTTCTCTTTAACTGCACGATCGCGCTGTTCAGCAATAATGCGGTTCTCTTTCACTTTTGTCAGGAGGTCTTCCAGAGCTGCTTCATAGGTCAGCGGGATACCCATTGATGGAGTTGGACGGAAGTAAGCATCCTCAAGGCGCTCGAAAAAGGCCCATGCTTCGTCAGTATCAACAATCTTCGACATACGGGCCGCGCCCTTTTCGGTCCAGAGCGTAACCTTTTTAGCCCTTTTGCCAACAGCGCTAAAATCATTAGCTCTGTTCTTAAACTCCTTCAGAGGCGCACCGGACAGGGTATAGATATGCACACCCTCAATGAACCTTTCCCGGTTCTGGGTGAGGTTGGCACGAATGTGACTATCTTCCACTGCATAGCCTTTGGCGAGGGTCTCAGTGGTAACAACTCTAACCCCTTCCCACTCGATTACAGGGCAAGACAGGGGATCGACAACAGCTTTTGTTGGTGCTACATTTACAGCAGTTGATGAAGATTGTTGCATGTAAGACTCCAATCAGTAGTTAATGTAAGCCGCCAGTCCTACCTGGCGGTTTTTCTTTTGCGCCATCCCATGCGCCTATCAGTGGATCCTCCCCTTTTTATTCCCGGCTGCACGTAACAGGCCGCCGCGAATACTGTAAGAGATCGACTTTGCTTCTATGATTCGACCAACGAGTTTGGTCGCGACAGGAGATGCCAGGCTTCGAAGGGCTGGCTCAAGCTCGTCATGAAATATGTCCCAGACCTGGTCAAGCATGGCGCAGGCTGCATTTGCATTCTGAGCATACATTTCAAAGTCAAACTTCACCGGAACTGCTCCTCTGGCCACCTCACGATCCAGAATATCTAACACCCAGCGGCGGAACTCTTTGGCCTTATCAGTGGTTGCGAACATTGCAATCAGGTGGCAACCTCGCAAGGAGAACACACGCACTGATTTTTCACGTAAGTTATTGTTTATTCCAATGGTCTTCATTTTGATGACCATTGACATGCTATCTGTGAACTCGTCTGAGTTGCGCGAATAAATGGTAGAAACGCTCTTGCTCGAAGCATAACCGAGAGCCTTAGCAATATCGGATGAGGTTAGCCATACGCCAGAGACGCTATCGACTGGAGTGAGCGCCACACCGTGGAAGTTCAGATCTGATTTTGCTACAATATTCATGTCGATATTTTCCTTGCCGGATTTGTTCGATAACGAAGCCTGACGGTCTAGCCACCGTTGGGCTTCAACGTTATTATGCTTTGATAAAGCCATCTTCTTTCAAGCTCCGTTCAATACGCTTTATAACTTCGCTGTTTAATGAGCGACCCTCCTCTTTCGCCGCCTTCTTGATGATATCTTTCAGATGCTCCGGGAATCGAATCCCTGTGGGCGCGATACTTCTTGCTTGTTCCATATGCCCTCCTATAGTTACATGGTGTAGCCATTAAAATACTACATGATGTAGCTATTCTGTCAAATGTATTTTGACTACATTATGAAGCCATGCTCAGTCTACTTTGGAATCACTATGAAAGGCGCAAGTCTAATCGCACCATTCGGCCTACGTATGCCGGAAGAACTGAAGGAAAAAATCGCAGCGCGCGCTAAAGACAATGGCCGTTCAATGAATGCCGAGATAATTCAGATACTCCAAGACACTGTAGATGGCCGCATTAACCCGCTAGCTGACGATGATGAAATTGAGAAGGTTTACGTCGAGGTCATTTCTCTTGACCCAAGCGAAATGAGCCTGGAAGAGTTCGACGCTAACAACGAGAAACTCGACTGGCTGATTGATGCTTTTATGCAGCGTATCGCGGAGGACACGCAGAGATTCCAGTCGGCAATCCGCTTTAAGTCTCAAACGAAAGAGCTAATAGCCAGGCAAATTCACCAGCAAGTGTTGCAGAAAGCTGATTACCCAAGCCCAAACAAGATGTCAGAAAACAATAAAAAAAAATGAGCTCATGATACAAACTTGTATCACCAACGGACTTCCTGAGTGTTAAAGAGCACCTGCTGGCGACATTAAAACGCTGACAAATGCGCAAAGCTAGGTAACCCGTGAAAATGTTACCCGTGGGGTAATACTGAATCTTTTAATAGCACTTTATGCGAAAAACCCCTATGAGATACCCAATAATTCATAAGGTTCGCAAGCTACGTAAGAGGGTGAGACGTGAATAAATTTGACAGAAAACTTCAATTAGAGGTCATGAAAACCCTCTTAAATACCTATCCGGGTAGAGTTGGCAGAGAAGAATTCACCAGCATCACTAAGATTTTTAATGATGAAGACAAAATGATTGCCAACCTACTATATCTTGAAGGGCATGGCCTTATTACGAGTGGGTTAATTGCTCACACAAGCTCTTATGGAATTAACTTTGGCAATCTTTCAATAACGGTCCGCGGCATAGACTTCATGCAAGATGATGGTGGATTATCGGCCATTTTAGGTGTTCAAACTATCAAGTTTCATAAGGACGCAGTGGTCGTGTTAGAAGACCTCATCGCACTTTCAAACATGAGTGATGAGCAGAAGGAAAAGGCAAAATCAACCATCGGTGAGATGACGACGGAAGCCATTAAAACCGTGGTACAGGCAGCAACAACTGCTGGGATATCAGCGCTATTCGGTAAATGAGCGGGAACCAGAAAGCAAAAAGCCCACCTGAGTGGGCTGTTCGCTCCATCCATCATGCTGCTGCATATAAAAGTTTCATCTGTCCTTTGATCGGGAATGCCGACATGCAGCGAGCCTCAAAATCCTTCTGGTCGATACTGCAATTGGCAATATTCATTACTGCTACCAGTTGCTGCTCAACCTTTTCCAGCGCATCCGGCTTAAGATGCTGATGAATTTTCTCGCCACTATCTGCTGCAGCAATTTTTGCGTGCTGGTAAACGAAAGCAGGCAAAGCAACCGCGTAGACCCAGCGAGACGTAATTTGACCAAAAAGCGCTGGACAGCCACCAACATGACCGAAGTATGGAAGCCCTGACATTTTCGAGAGAGCCTGGTAATAAGGTTCTTTAAATCGTTTTTCCCACGTTGTTGGTTGCTGGCAGACCATAAGACTAACAATCTGATCTTCAGTGAGTTGAAAGTTCTTACTCAGCAGCAGATTTTTGATATGGCGATCACAGGCCCGGGCGAATTTAACAGACAACCAACGAGCGAACTCAACCACCAATTCAGGGTGGAGCCAGGTCCCGCCGTTTCGCCCTTTTTCTACTCTGACTAAAAGAGGAGAAAAATCCTCTTTTATGCCAGAGCCTGAAATACCAAGTTCCTCAGCCAATTCGGCGATGTAGATTTTCGTCGCTTCAGTCTTCAGCCAGTCCTTCGGAAGCTTGCCGTGGTGCTTCGCAGCCACCGTGGCATTGAACCAGCAGTCAGATGTGAAAGGGAAAGAGCGATCATCGTATTTCATAGGAATGATATTAGTCATCGGTGGATACCTTTTAGTGATGAACCTTGTCACACAGGAATCCGGCCCACAGAAGGCACCGATAGCCAAACCGGTATCCTCAAGGGTCATCCTGAAAGGTTCTGTGTTTAGGGTGCGCGTGTGAAGCGCGTTTACCGCGGGTAAAAAAAATGCTCCGCATTGGGAGCATTTTCTGGAAAGTCACTTGTTGAATTTCTTAAGGCGAATGATTTTTTTAGTGCGGACCATGCCTCCGCGCATCCATTGCCAGCATCTGCTCTGCCCAGTCCATAACTTCGTCGTATTTCTCCTGGGTTGGCACCTTCCCTTTATCCTTCTGCGGGAACTTGACGTTCATGGCAGCCCGGAAGCTGGTCATCGTCATGTTCCAGGCATCTGCCTCGCTCATCCCAAGGTGGGCCACGGCGGTATAAACGAATGTCCGAACATCGAATTTATCGCTGTACTCACCTTTCTTACTCTCAAATTCCTCTGGCGGCTGATCGCCCATTACGCCATGAAGAATCAGGTGGCGCGCCAGCTGAATAACGTCTCCGACAGGCAAGGTACCGGGCTTGAATAGAAGCCGCCCCGCAGTAGTCACTGAGTAGGAGCCGATGACTTCAGCAACATCACCTTCTGCGCAGTGCCTCACTACATTGGCTGCTGCTGCGGCCATTTCAGCAAAGCTGCGTGCATTAGCCGCTTTGAGAATATGGATGTCAGCAATCCTGTGCTTTGGGTAATGTCCTGCATGAATCTTCACGAAGGCATCAACAATCTGTTCAGGCGTTCCGATTCGCGACATAGCCAGAAATGATGGATTGAGAAATATCTCTTTGCCGGCGGCGCGAATGACAGCCTGACCGATATCGGTGATTGCTTTCATGAAAACTCTCAATAAATGGGAGGGCTAAGCCTCCCGTTGGTTTAGGCTTCGTTCACGGTCACTGTCGCCGGGTTAGACGTAACCGTGCCGGCGGTTGGGGATGTAATCTGGCATGAGTAGGAACCCGCATCACCAGTAACTACACTGGCCTTGGTGTAGGTGGCGTTCGTCGCCCCAGAGATATCGGTCCCTCCCTTCTTCCACTGATAGGTGAGAGAGGAACTGTCAGAGACATTGGCTGCCACCGAAAGATTGAGCGCATCACCCACAGTGAGTGTGCGATTCTGCGGCTGCGTAGTGATAGTGATTACCGCACCGACATCACGCACATCCACCTGACCCGCGCTTGAAGCCTCAATTGACCATGTGGCCACGTCATCATAAGGGGCTTCGTCTTCCCACGAAGTCACCATGAACGGGCCTTCGGTGATGTCGTTTGGAGAGATGATTTTCAGCCAGACATACGGTTGGTTACTTGTCTCTGCCGGCGGGTTGTATACGTGACGCTTCAACGCGTTCTGCGCATAAACATCTTCTTTGCGGGTTACACCGTCTCCAGAGAACGAGATGTTCTTATAGGTTACGAGATTTTCCTGCGTGTATGCTGCGCTCATATCAGCGGTAGCGTCTGCAGCATCCCATTCGGCGGAAACAGTTTTCCCGCGCATCATGCCAAGGCGCTTATAGTCACCGTTGGCGGGTTGTGATTCGGGGCAGCCAATCGCGTAGTAAACGACGACATCACGCCCTGTGAAAGCACCTGCTTCACATGCCATGTCTTTATCTCCGTGTTATCGGGAAATGATGGTTTGAAATGAAATATCGAAGAGGTAGCGACCTTCTTCGGTCTGGATGGCGGGGATACCGCCGATTGGCTGCATCGAGATGATGCACTCAGTCTGATAGTCGTCGATCATCGCCTGGCGGATTGCGTCAGCGCGGTTTTCAACTTCGTTGATGTCGCCGTCGTTCTGACCGGAAAGGACAAGTATGCGGAAATAATCCCGCGTTATGGCTTCCTCAGGCTTGCCGCCGCCGTCTTGCTGGATGACGAGGTATCTTTCCCCTTCAGTTCCTTCCAGCTCGTTCCAGAAGCGTTTCTGGACGCGGTAGCCGACATCAAACCCGTGAGACTGTAACCACTCTCTCAGAGCGTCATAAACCTCGCTACGCGTCATACTTTGTATCCTTGCCTGATGATGGCCTTAATCTCGTTGAGGCCGTCGCGCTCAAAGCCTTTCCGGAGAAAGCCCGGTTCGCCGTTAGGGTCCCAGTAATTACCGCTACCGCCAAGCCTTGGCTTACCTTTGAGCTTGCCCTTTGCTGCATTAACCGCGGCTGCATAATTAGCTGTATAACCCACTCTGCCCATCATTCCTGACGGCATTGGTTCGAGCTTCTTGTACTGGCTGTTAATGAGGGTCGAAGACTTAACGGGGGTGATTAAAGCGGCATGATTGGCGCCGGCATTCATCACGAGATAGAGAACCTTCTCCGTGCGTATTCCGGCTATGTCGCTCAGCACCCTTCGGGTGTTCATCTGAACACGCTTAATACCTTTAACGGGCATGATTACCTCACGTCAGGATTTTATAGTCGGGCTCTTCGCCGAAAAATGACATATCCCAGTCGGTTACGGCCCTGATGATGTTAGCGCCAGCTTTTAGCGGATCTGATAGCGCCGAGGTGTCACCTCTGGCGATGTGCCAGTCTCGCTGTGGCATGGTTGCATTAGCGCCATTACGCTTCAGTTCAGTGAAGAAGATGAAATTCGTGGTGAACTCTTTACCACTGGCATCAACAGCAACTTCATTGTTTGCTGTCCAGGTGCAGTCAATCAGGTATGGGGTGCCGTTTGTCCAGGTGTTGTTCCAGTCGTCATAGACGCGAGGGTAAACAGTGGCGACATTGGTGTAAGACCAGTTAGCCGTGGCTGACACTATCATCCTCCCACCGGATAACCTCCGGGTTCTCAGCGGCCACCTTACGACATAGCAAATACCATTCACCGTTGCTTTTAACGTAGCCCGTAACCCGCCGTCCGCTATCAGTGACAACCCATACCTTCACAAAGGGCTCAGGAAGCCTCTGCTTGACAGATATCAACCCCATCACCGGCTCCCTGTGCACATGCAGCCGCCCCGGCCAATCCATATGCCAGCAAAAGCGGTTTTAGTCGGGTCAGGAGGGATCAGCCCGGTAGCGCAACCATTCTTATCCAGCCCCATCAGAAGCCCCAGAGAGGCTTTCCATCTGTCAGCAAAAGACTGATACCGAAACGAACGCGATGCGCCGTTAGGTGCTGTCTGAGAGCTGATGTATTTGTCACCCTGCCCCAGTGCCATTAATCCCAGTAGATAGGACTGAATTAGCAAAGCGGTTGCGGGCGGATATTGCGCATCCAGGCACTCCTGAATGCTGTTAGCCTGCTCGACAAGAGCCTGCAGGATGAAGTCTGGCAGCGTGATACCGACTGACTCCAGATATTCCTTGGCCTGTTCTGTGGTAATCATGCGAGCCTCTGATAAGCCCTCCGAAGAGGGCATAAAAAAACCGCCTTAGCGGCGGCCGTTATTCAGCAGGGAAAAGCTTTTCGAGTTCACCTTCCGGCAACAACTCGGTGAGCTTCTCCAGACCCAGGTTGCCTTTATGCTCAATGCCCAGCGCGTCGAGTCGGGCAATGACTGCCTCTTTGCGCGCTTTGTTGTCAGTGCCAGCGCCCGGGGTTGCAGGTACCAGTTCTGCAGCCGCTTTATCGGACAGCTTGCGCACATGCGGTTTCAGCGACGGATGAACTTTGCCCAGCTCAACAACGTCACCAAGCGCAACGCCGTGCCACGGCTTAACCACTTCGTATTTATCAGCCATGATTGCTCCTTAAGCCAGGTTAGCGCCGTAGACCACACCGGACAGGCCTTCGCCGTCCTTCTTAATCTGCAAGCCTTCAGCAGACATGATCTGGAAGTTATAGTTGCTTTGAGGCATCAGACGCGGAAGCGGAACAACGCCTACCGCCATGCCGACAAGAGGAGAAATCACATCCTGTCGGCGCTCGTACGCCAGGAACTCGTTACCTTCCAGTGCATAAGTCATCTGGATAGACTTCGCAGGAATAAACTTGCTGATCGCATCCAGCACAGTGCCGCTAAGCAGCGCATTAGTACCTGTGTTGATATCTACCAGATACGGCTTCGCCATGTTGGCCCAGACTTCAGGGCTCACCCACAGCTTGTCGTAAGCAGTGACTTTGTTACGGCGAGCTGTCAGACCAAATGGACCTGTCGGGCCAAAGAAAGCCAGAAGTTCCGCTGGGGTGGCATTGGCCAGATTGATATTTGCGCCGCCGGCACCGCTACCAAGATTGATTTTTTGGGTGTTACGGTGGTTCTTCATGCCCTGAGCCGGCATGCCCTCAACAACGATGCTCGCATCGCCGTTCAGGTAAAAGTCGACGCGTTTTTTGTGGAATTTACGCATCTTGGCCGACTGTGACTCCAGAGCCAAGTCGATACCAACAGTGCTCAGCCCTGCAGCATGACGCCAGTTAACACCATAACCAGCAGTGAATACCGGGACCGGGTCGCCATCAGAGCCAAACTCTGTATGGTCGAAAGAGTAAGTCGCCTGACCATCAATGCTGATGGAGACATCATCAGCGATATCGCCGGAGACGTTGTACAGTTTTGCCGTTTTGCCGATTGGCAGGACGGTCTGCACACCCATCAGGTCATTGACGATTTCCATGCCAATTTCCTGATCGCGCATCTGGATAATCTGACGGTCAATTTCAGCCCAGAACTCGCGAGTAAAGCCACCGATAGCGTTCGCGGCCAACATCTCATGTGTCATACGTGTGCGATACGCGTTAACCATCATGTCGTGCTGGGCGTTATAGATGTCACGGTTGGCCCACAGCTCATTCCAGTGCCCACGCAGGCGTCCGTTTGTAGCCAGTGTTTCAGCGGTAAAATACATTATTATTCTCCTGATTAAGCGCCAGCATCTGCCGCGGCTACGGTACCAACGCGCATACGCACACGGATGAAATCGGTAGTGCTGGCTGCGATGGTCGCATCGTCCTGGCTATAGCCAACCACCGAATCGGTGTCTGCAGTAGCTTTGGTAAATTGCCCATTGCTACCCAGCTTGATTGGATCGTCTTTGCCGTAAGTGCCCGCCACGCACAGCAGCGCCAGCTCGCGGCCCTCTTCTACGTAGTTACCCACGGCGGAGTCGCCGGCTGGCACTGCTTCAGTGATTTTCAGCCCCTGATGATAGGCAACGTCGATGATGTAGAGACGACCGGTGAGTTCAGTTGCCTGAGCAAACTCGTTATCGTCGGTGATGACAGCTGCGGTACCGGGCAGTAAGGCTGCGGCAGTAGCGCGGGTTTCGGTCTTGTACAGAGACTGACCGTCGATATTAACGCGGCGATAGCGAGCCATTAAGCAGCACCTCCGAAGTAAGTTTTAGGATCCGGCGCACCGGTTTCTTTATGCTGCTGAGCATTGTTAGTTCCCAGCGGCGCCGCTTCGCCCAGTGACTTGAACATCACGTCCAGAGCATCGCCTGACAGAGAATTGGCAACAACATCACCATGCTTTGCTGCTACCGCATCGCGTTTTGCCTTCTCTTCGGCACGGGAGTTGGCGGTCAGGGTCTCGGTTAGCTTGTCCTGGTTAGCCTGTAATCCGGTGATCGCATCCTTAATCGGATTCAGGGCATCGGCGAAGTTAGCGGCCAGACCTTTACCGATTTCGCTGATCAGCTCTTGTTTCTCTTCAGTGGTTAAAGGCATGTCGCCCTCCGTTTTGTGGTTTTGTGCAGGCTGTTCCTGCGGTGTAAAAAGAGATTTGAATTTGTTGGCGACGACAGTCACCCATGACTCCTGGCGCGCTACTGCGGTGCCAGTATCGTCGAAGGTGATAGCACCACCTTCAGACTTGTAACCAAACACCTCGGCATTACCGCCGTTGCGGATAATCACAGCCTGCGAATCAGTGAAGTCAGCCACCCAGGCGTATTCATCTGGCCCGGACGCAAACTTCGCTTTAGCTGCACGGTCAAGAAGCTGCTCACGCTCCCGGTAGGACTCACCCACTAATGCGCCAGAGTTCGCCTTAAGCGGTTGCGCCAGATCTGCGTTGACCATCAGGCCTACACCCTGCTCTGGCGTCGCTGCGCCCACCTCATGCAGCAGGATCGCGTCATGGTCCATGCTGTGAATTTTCGCCACCCAATCAGCGCCTGTAGCACGTTGCTGTTCGTTCGGCTCAAGCTGGTCGAGGAAAGCGGCCACGCTTGTATGGATGGGCGGCACGTCATCACCGCGCTCTATGGCGGCAACTCGCTCAAGTAGTTCTCGCCCGCCTTCCGACTCTTCAGCGCGGGCCACATCCACCCATTTCTCTACGTAGATACGATTGCCGGACTTCTTAACGTTGCGGTTCCAGGCACCTACGAATCCGGTGCATAGCCCCTCCGGAGAGAATGCAGATACGAATTGGCCGTTAACCTGTGGATGGCCCAGGGGCGCCAGTGTGCCTTCCAGCCCCTGATAGTGGGCGTTGATTTCATCTTCTGTGTATAACCCGCCATTCATGACGACATTCGCCGGCAGTGTGTAGCTCGGAAGCACCAGATGCTCACGACCGTTATGTGTTTCGCGCCGGATAGACTTGCTGTTCACCTTCGTGGTGATGTTTACCTGCATAGGCATAGTTATTTCTCCACCCAGGCGTAACCGCGCGCCTGCATCGATTTGTATTCCTGTTTGAGTTTCGTGATGGTTTCCGGGTACTCCGGTTCGCCTTCGTCGTTGACCAGAACCGACTGCTGACTGCATTTGCAGTTGATGGAGTTGCCATCCTTGCTATACCAGTCCCTAACCTCTTCGTTGGTGTAGAGGTGAGCGTGGCGCACTGCGTGGGTGTGACGGGTTGTCGGTGACAATGCGGAGATATGAACCAGCAGCGTTTTCAGCCCGTAAAGTTCGTTGGCCTCCTGATCCTCATCCCACTTAGCCCGGCGCAGCGCGGTAGTGACTTCTGTTCGCGCTATCCTGCTCGCCCGGCGCTTCTCTATACCGGTCTTCTCGGTAAGGTTTCGGGATATCTCCAGCGGGTTTAGCCCACGCCCAACACCATCTGTCAGCACCCTCGCCATATCGCGCTTAACGTCAGCGCTTAGTCCCTTCATTTCCTCAAACACACGCGCATGTACCAGCGCCATACGTTGCTGATACGGGTCGCTAGCGAGGATGGACGCCAGTGACTCGCGTCCCGCGGCATACACCGGGGATTGCTGGCTGAGGTTGTAGAACGACTGCCCGGTCCCTTTCTCCGAAGCCAGATCGATGTACTCGTAAAACCACAGGTCGTAGTCGCCACCTTCAAGCAGCACCTGTTCCACCAGGTAACTGGCATCGTTCAGGATGATGGAGAGTAGCGTTGGGTTTAGCTGGTATTCGTATCTGGCGTTTACTGCGAGGGAGGAAGGTATTTTGTCGAGTGCTGATTTGTACGCTTTGCCAATCTTATTCATCCGCCTGGCGAAGTCTTTCATTGCCCGTCGTTCCAGCGCATCGGCTCCGGTCGGGTCCTGATAATTACGCGGTAGAATCGGCGGCTTCTTCTTCGGCGCCATCCTCTTCTCCTAACGGCTCTTCGTCGTCATTGTCATAACCGGCGGCGGTGCGAATCTCTTCACGACTGAATGCCGGTTCGTCTCCGCTGCCCTGCATGGTCTGGTTAATCTCCCCCATGGTCTTGGCGTCAGTGAGCTTCTCAGTACCGGTCTGCTCGTTCAGGTCATCCCAGATGACAGCCTTCTGGCTGACTGAATCGACGATCTGCAGTTCGATAAGCTTGTCGCAGAAATCCTCTATCTCGAAAGAGAGGTCTACGCGGCGAGACTGACAACGAGAGTTGAAATACTTCTGATCTTCAGTGCTGGAGCGCTCAGCTTGCTGATTGCCTACAAGGATGCGCGTCGGGATATCAACACCGGCGGCAGCGGTCTGCAGGTTTACGTCGTAAGTCGGCGAAGGGTCTGAAACCGGAGAAACCAAGGATGTTACGCTTGCTCCCTGCAGAGAAAGCAGCACATCATTGCCGCGATTCATCTCGCGTGCAGCGTCGTTGAACCTGTCCTGTAATTCGTCAACGCTGACGTTGTACATTGATGCAAGGCTGCCAAAGTCGATTTCTTTATCGAAACTTAATGCAAGCTGCCGCGCGGCGTTCTTAAGAAATGACTCACCGGATCCGCCCTCTACCTTCTCCAAGCTGACAAAGGCGTTATAGGCTGGCTCAAGAAAGCCGATCGCATCATCTGAGTAATCACCCAGAATAAACACGCGGTCAGGATGGATGTTTACCCGGCGGTTTGAACCGTTCGGCAGCCGTTCGGTGTACTGCCACATTTTCGGCTGGCCGTACGTCTTAGAGTTCAGGCCCGTATCCCACTCGCCGACCGTCAGAGACCCGGCCCAGGCTACTGTGACCTTTTGCAGCCCTCGGCCTTTGGTTGCCGGAAGATTCCAGTCCTTGCCATCCCGGATGTGCAGAAGAATGCCAGCATAGCGCCCAACAAGACGTCGCCGATCTGCGTCCGCAAACGAACGCCAAAGACGATTGTTGAAGACCTGTTTGGACTTCGACTCCCAGGTGGTTTCATCTTTGCTCTCGTCTGCGTCGTCACCCTCAATGATTTCCGGGTTGGTCTGCCAGCACTTGCCCACCAACTTCTCAACTGCGCCGTGAGCGATACCGCCCCGGCGGTAAAGAGCGTATAGATTGTCGTAGGTTATCTGCTCAGGGAAGCCGTATTCGCACCATGCGGAATGGCGCTTATTGTCCAGCCCCATTGTTGGTGCCATCAGCCCCATCCGGGCGCGGGCCATCCGCGCATCGTTCAACGCATGGTTGACGGCCAGAGTTAATTTGTCAGTCATGGATTGTCCGTTGGTGGATTTATGGCAATAAAAAAGGCCGCCTGAGCGACCTTGTTATTTATTATGCGAAATCAGTCATCATCCCGCTCCTGTTGATCGAAGCCGTCTTGCCGTTCATCCCATTCGGCATTTTGAGAATCATGGTAAGCCTTGGCTTCAATAATTTCACCAATGAGCCCATCAACAAAAGCTTCGGACTGATCTTCAAGGGAAATTCCTTCAGGAAGAAGCCCGTACTCACTTGCAAGTTGCTCCAGCTCTTGATCTGACAAATGTTCAAGCTGTTTACGCTCTTCATCCACATTAAAGTTATCACTCATAACCAGTTTTCCGTCAGCATAAAGGAGTAACCATTATGTCCGACGAATCTCTACTTTCAATACTTTATGGTAATTAACGCAGGCGCTTAGGAATCATCATCCCAGCCATTTGGCCCTTGCGCTTAATGTGACCGTCGAGGCTGTAGCGAATACCGTCCCAGCAGTGCTCGAAACCATCTGCCAGTTTCGGAAGCACTTCACCAGTGATACGGTCAGTTTTGTACGACCACATGCGAGCCTCTCGCGCCACGTTCTTGCAGCGTGGATGGATAATGATTTCGTCGAAACCCCGAAGATGAGCGATTCCATCCTCAACGCTTCCCTGCCATTTCTCGGCGGCTGAGATGTTGAAGCCCTGACGCTTGAGATAGCTGATTGTCTCAGGTCGTGCCGAGTCGGCCTTGATGGGCCAGTCACGCGCACCGGGAATCGTGTCGTATAGCTCCGGCATGTGGTCGAGCTCTGTCTGCTGCCCGTATGCCTCATATTCGATGTACAGCCGGTTATGCAGGATGAAAGAGCGCACAAGTGTGTTAGGGTCTTTGGCGAAACCGAAGTCAGCACCGAAGAACAGGCGTTCAGCCTCTTTCCACAGTTCGTCCGAGAACTCAGCGATCCGGTATTTACCGGCCAACACCTGCTTATCAGAGTTTTCGAGATAAGCCCCTTCCCAGACCCAAGCATAAGTTGCCGGGTCGAGTCGGCGCTCATCGTTCTGGCGCTCACCTTCCAGCACGTCGGGGAACCACGGGTTATCCGTGTAGTTCATCTCAACGGTAATGCAGTCGTCGCCGGCTTCTTTGCGGAAGCGCTTATCCGTGGCGCTACCGTCGCGCTCCGGGTTCCACGTCACCCAAATCTCTGAGCCTTCTTCACGAACCGTCGGGCTCAGCTTCTGCCAGGCTATTTCACTGACTGATTCAGCCTCATCAACCCAGCAGAGTAAGATGCGTGCTTTCGACTTGATGCTGTCGAGGTTGTGTCTCAGGCCGCAAAAGACATAGTTAACACTCTTATCAATGGTGCGGATGTACTTCTCGCCGATATCAAAGTTTGCCGCCAGCCAGGGGACAGACAAGATCGCCTGCTTCACCTCCTGCATGCTCGACTCTTCCAGCGAGTTCATGAACTCACGCGCACAGAGCACTACGCCGCTTTCACCGTTCATCATCGACTGGTACGCCTTTACGGCAGTCATCAGTGCGAATGTGCGCGTCTTGGCGCTGCCGCGTCCACCGTGCGAGCACCGATAACGCTTATCCACCGCAGTGAACAGTGGAGCAAGCTTTGCTGGGATCGGCAGTTGAACGGCTTCATTCATGCTTTCGGCTCAACAGGTAGTAGCTGGATGATGGTCGGCTGCGGCGTCATGGTTCCGTCAGAGGACTTATGGTCAACCGTTTCTTTGAAAGCATTCACATCGATATGCTTCCCAAGAAGCTCAAGGTTCTTCACCTTATCAGGCCACTTTATCTTTTTTAGCAGACCGGCAGTGTCGCCATCTCCTGCCACTGTCATCACATCAAGTCCTGACAATGTAGTCCGCCAGACCTTAGGCCACTCAGCTACTGGCTTTAGCTCTCCAGTCGAGTTAAGGATGTCGAGCACGTCCATTTGGTCTATCTCAACGAGACGATTAAGGACGTATGTCGCATTTATGCCAACCAGATCATTGCGTTGCGCTTTAAGTTCGGCAATTCTGGACTGGATGTCAGGTTTTGACAGGTTTTCGGACGCGGTGCGGTTAGCTGTCTTTGCGCTGTACCCCGCCCGAATAGCCGCTTGCGTGGCGTTTAAATCGATGAGGTACTCGCGACAGAACATATCTTGTTTGTCGGTGAGTGCCATATATTTACTCATTAAGGAAGAAATATGTCTGCTTTAGGAGCATCGTCTAAGTGCAAAAATTGGTTCATTCTTTTCACAGCATTACCATTAGCAATTTTCGCTTTCATGCGTGCGTATTGTTACGATCAAGATAATACGGCGTTGGTATTTGCTGAGGTTGCAGCCGCTTATGTTGTGATTCAAACAGCCATTGAAAGCGCATCCTTTACCAATGAGTTGCTCAAGGACTGCATAACGTATGCTTTAAAGGTTATTTCAGCGGTAATCGCTGTTTTTGCAGTTTACGCTGTATAATGCTGCGAAAATTATAGCGATTTCGGCACATACTCCATCCTAAATACGTCATCCGGCGCGAGGTATGCCCAAGCGCCATCTTTCTTTGCCACACCAATGAAGCCGTTAACCAGTTCAGGCTGGCTACGAGTCATCTTGCCTCTGAAGGTTTCGCCTGTTTGGGTGGTCAGGGTGATTTGGTAGATGTCGGACATTGAGAGCCTCTTTATCCGCTTGTGGGGATATTCTCTTAATTACCCGCTGTAGGGGATATCCGTTATCAAGCCCACCCGCAGATAGGCTTTGTAATGGCTACGATTCCACCGCGTTATGCAATGCTTCCTGACGGGCAATATGCTCGTAGCGAGATACTGTCTTCCCGTTTTGGTTCATCACATAGGCGACCTCTCCCGGACTCAGGAACACATTTTTGTCCATACCAGATACTGCGATGCTCTGCTGACCCGGATTGAAACCTACGCTCAGACCGCAATGAATCTCTTCAGCACCACCTGGCGACATGACTTTTACTGTTAACATGCTTGTTCTCCTGCTTCTTCTGGGATTAAAAAAGGCCGCCATTGGCGACCTTGTTTTGAATGTTGCTATGTATTAGGACGTATGACACGTGTAACAGCAGTAATAACAGCCATTTGATTGTGGGTAGTTTTTTTTTGCCTCTCGCACCGCTGGAGAGCAAGTTTCAAAAATCCCCAGATACTGCCTATTTGATTCAAGCGGTAATCTGGTGCAAGAACTGACATGTACCTCGTGATCGCCATTAGCCTGCGCGTTTTTGTTAACGTAGTAATAATGTCCCATTTTATTTTCCCAGAGTTAAACTGCGATATGCAGTAGCTGGGATAGTATCTTTTTACCGCTGCGTTTCAGCCAATATATCCTTAAATTTTGAGCGGGTTCACTTAAGGTCGATAAGCTCAGCGCTCAGCAATCGTCGTCTGGCTTAGCTACCGAACGGCACGCAAACATGCAGGCTTTCTGCATTTCGGTTTTCGCCATGGCAACCCAGCGAGGATCAGCGCCAGTCTCTTTTGCGGTATCCAGCAGATTGAGGAAATGCCGGCTTACATCTTTAAGCCTGTTCATGACCTGAATTTCACCAGCTGATAAAGTCCGGTAGCCCTTTACGGTGCTGCCGTCCTGCGGTTTTGCTTCACTCATCAGAATGCCCCGTTTAGTAAAAATGCCCCGCGGATGCGAGGCCGTGAGAATTTGCTATGTTTACAGTCCAGAGGAGAGACTGTGTCAGAACCTCAGGGATGAGGCTCTTTGTCCGTCACCTGCAGTTTTCTTATCGCTGCACGGTCGTAATTGCATTGCCCGACAATCCCGTAAAGCGTCGCGTTCATTAACACGCTGTCACCGTACGATGGGTTATCGGGTATGTCAGGGACATCAATTGCTGATGTTAGCTCTGCCGGGAGATTCAGGACCGGCTGCTTTATTACCCGGTATTCCACGGGCGGCTTCTGCTGCGGCGCGCAAGCGCTCAACAGCGGCATCAGGAACAGGAGCAGCAGCGCACTTATCTGCTGCCAGGTAGCGTTTAATCTCGCTCTGTAGCATTCGATTCTGCTTGGCCGACTCTGCCCTTTGCTCTGCCACCTCAGACATGACCACGTTTTGCCTGTTAACGGCGCCAGCAAGTTCTTTAACGCTCCCCGCCAGATCGTCATTTTTTGCCCTCAGGTCGTTGATCTGCACATCCTTTCTGTCGTTAAGCTGTGCGAGCCTGTCATTTGTCGCCTTCAATTGATGGTTACGGGCGTTAAGCCCCCAGAGGCAGATGGCAACGAGGATGATGAACGCACAAGGAATAAGGATGTGCGCATTGTTTTTGAAAAAGCGGAATAAACTGATTAACCCGAACATAAAATCCCCTTAGCTTTAGTCAAGCGGGCTTTCCTGTCCTCCAGTCCGTTGGTACCGCCGTTAATGATTCTGGTGATGCGGCTAACATCATCCGAGTCAGCGATAGAATTGAGTCCGTGATTGCTCCACCAGGCAGCTGCGGATTCAGCAGCATATTGAGGCTGAGTAAGTAGTTCCGGGTTTTTCACGATATCAACGCCAAGCTGCTTCACCAGTGCGGCGTAATTCGCCTTCCCAGTCACCTGAATCAGGCCGCGCCCGCGGTAACGATATCCATCCCCGCTGTTGCGATCGCCATTACCATTCCTGTTGGCGTAGATGATGCTGCCAATCATTTTCTGATCTGCAGGGTGTGCATTCTGTCCAGAGTCAACACGTCCATACTTGAAAGCGTCTTCCTTGCTAATGCGATTGCCGAACATTGCCAGCAATGCGCCGTAACGGTAATTCAGGCTCTCCTCGGTGTGCACGAAGCCAGATGACTCATGCCCTACCTGAGCAAGGAAATGTGCCTGTCTCAACGGTGTGGTGATGCCGTACTTTTCCATGGAGGCCAGTACGACTGGATACCACTTGCCAGCAAGAGTCGGGCCCACGCCTGTCGCCTTCTGAAATTCACTGAGTGTCAGCATTAGCTTTCTCTCCCGGCTCATTCAGGCCAAGTCGACGGCGTGCATACGCGAATAATGAATCAACCCCACGTAACCCACGCCAGCAGAGATAGGCCAGCAGAGTTCAGGAGGAAAGTTCCAGTTGAAGATTGCCCAAATAGCTGTGAGCGTGGGCTGAGCGAAGAAGCACAGAATGCCGCACATTGTTGCGCCGGCGATCCGGTCTTTCCACTTTGACTTTGCGCCGCGTGAGGTAGCGAGTATCGACATGACAAAAGCCAGAACCGAATAGCCAGCTTCGTTTTTGTGGTTTACAAGCCACGCAAGCATCACCGCCCATGTATCCGGTCTGTCTTGCATAATCGATTTCTTCATAAACGCACCCTGCAGGTGCTGTGTGTAAAGGGTCAGACCCTCGGGCTGCATTAACAACGAGGCGTATTGGAGTTGAATCCCGGGGCCTGAAATAAAAAAGCTCGCGAGCAGCGAGCAATTTGAGGGTTTAGCAATGTCGGCTCTTCGGCCTAAGGGTCCCAGGTAGCGGGATTAGGGTGTGGTGGCCGGTGCTACTATCCGGCATTCATGGCTATCGCTTTACGACGCCATCAGGACATTCACCACAACAGGGATCGCTTTGCCGTGCCAGGGAAATGTACCTGGGCTCACCGGGATGCCGTCACATACTCAAAGCGATTTCCGTTGTGCAGAAATGAAAAACCCCGGCAATAGTCGGGGCTTGGGTTATTCAATTTTAGTTTCCAAATGGATTTACTTTTAAACCCAACGCTTCCTGCTGACGCCAATGTAGCCACTCAGGTTCGCCCACCTCAGCTTCTTCAGCTGTGCTATACGTCCTTAAATAGGAATACTCATTCATTGCGATACTTACCTCAGTATCAGGAAAAAGACCATGGCGGTAGATAATTCCATCACGACTAAAACTTGAGATGCGGATGTCCCGCACAACGGTTTTTATCCCATCATTTGAATTATGGCGAGCTTTAATAAAACGTTTCGTTTCTGAGTTGTGCATAGTTTCACCTTAATATAGACGAACCGCACATCCTGCGCGCATCACCCGATGAGTGACGCCTAATTATAACCTTTCCAATTACCCTCATAAAACAAAAAGCCACCGGTAATAACCAGTGGCTTTGAATTGGGTTGGTGGCTTCATCTCAAGGCATCTTTCGACCCGATGTGCGATGTTTACTTGCTTCCTCACCACCACAACGAAGGCATTAACCCATCGTTAGAATCGAGAGTAACCAAAAATCGCCACTTTGTAAATATCTTTCCTACAGAAAGTTAATCCTGTAGGAAATATTTCTCATTGCGTCACTTTTTTGAGCATGCGGTTGGCGTATTCCTCCTGCTTGATGCACTCGCCAACCAAGCTTTCGAAGAAGTCTTTGTAGGATCGGCGCCATGTCGTCTCCGGTATTTCGATGACGTTGCCACTAATGAATTTGCGGACGCTTTCTGGAAGCAGGCGCGAATAACCACGACCATTGCAGCGTGAACATGTTTTGTGGGCCGGTACGCCACCTTGCTGACGTGTCTTCTCTTCGTCCAGTACGACACCCTTGCCGTTACAGCGGCACGCGTTGCTGATAACGCCCTTCCCTTTGCATTTGTGGCACAGCACTTTGACGGTCTCACGCTTCTCTTTCAGATGCGGCCTACCGATGTACTTCATGGTCATGACTTCAGCATTAACAAAGCGATCACCGTTGCAGCAGTCGCATGTACGGGTGCTGGCAGCGCTGCGGGAATAGTCTTCAAAGGCAAAAGTTGCAAGCAGTTGCATGACCTTTGGCTTAACATCAGGATCAAGTTTGCGCAGGGCGGATACCTTATCGCAGTTCTGCATAGCGTACTGGGTGAGCAGATCAACCGCCTTATCCCGGTCATGAGTGCTGATACCCATTTTCCCCAGGAAGGCGCTATAACCCATAGATGCTCGTTCCTGAGTCATCCCCATGGCAGCCATTACGTCCGTTCCAGTCAGAGAATCGGACGCAGTAGCGCGAGGAGAATCACTGATCATTGTTGATTTTGCGAAGTGGAACTTCAGCGTGTTCTCAAGGTTCATTATGCGGCTTCCTTCTGTGGCTGGTTGGTTTTGGTCTGGCTGTGCTTTGCTACTGGCGGCATGCTGGCGCGCTTAACGCTTTCGGCCTGGTACCGGACTATCTGCTCTCTGGTCATTGCTGAATCCTCATCGCGGCTTCGAGCTCAACTTGCGGGATTGCCAGAAGCGTCCTTCGCTGCTCGGCCGTGATGTTACGCATCCCCATGAATACAATGCCTGCGGGAGTCTTTACCGCAGCGACATGCTTTGAGCGGTACCAGTTGAGTAAAGCGAGGGTGTGATGGGTGCTCACGCGGCCTCCTGTCGACGGGCCCGGCGTTTTTCCAGTGCGCGGGCTTTGCGTGTAAAAATGGATTTGATGCGCTGAAGGTATGGGATATCGAACCGACGCGGCTCGTTGTCAGACTCAAGGCGCTCGACGCGCTCCAGGCCGATACGTTCAATCAGGCGGATCCGGTATTCGACGGCATTGCCACTCAATTGGCGGTTGCAGCGGGTGCAAGCTGAGTGGACGTTGAATACGTTAAATTTGAGATGCGATGCGGCGCCGCGGGAACGGTAGTGGCTGGCATCAATGGCGCTGCCGGTCAGGTAGTTGCTTTTACCCATTAGAGGGTTTCCACAACTTACGCATTCCTTCCCCTCATCGCGGATACGGATGTACCGGTTGAAGGCAGACTGAGCCTCTTTGTCCCACTGAGATTTAGTTTTGAATGATTCGCGTTTAGCCTTGCGACGCTTGCGACCTTCCTTCTCGGCTTCCTTCTGCTCCCTGATGCGCTCGGCTGCCTCTTTCACCTTCTGCTTAGCTCGGAGTTCCAGCGCGTAGATAGCGCCATGCTCAGGGCAGCACCACCATACGTTGGCGAAGGTGGCGGTGAATTTCTCTTTGCATACCTTGCAGGTGCGACGGGTTGGCTTACGCATGAGATGCCCTCCACTCCTGAGCCCATACGATGCGGCGATTGGAGGCCTCGCTGAACTTCACGCTATGATCGGTACCGAACCAGTAGATAGCCTCGATAACATCAACCATGTAACGCTTGCTGGATTTGGAGGTGCGCACGCCGAAGTACACGAGGCCGCCATTGATGCCGGGCGCGGACTTTTGCTTTTGGTCATGAGTCTGGTTCACCAGAACGGTGATCAGGTCTTTCCATTCGTCACTGGTAAGTTTTTCACCGTGCCAGACAACCTGATTGGACAGGTCTTTGAGCAACGGACACATAAGGCGATTTTGTTTGTCTGTTCGGGTCTCTTCCCGTGCCTCAACGACCATCGGGGCGCGAGGGTTCACTGGCAGTGACTGAATGTATGAAATGAGATTGCGTTTAACGTTGTCGTTAACGAGGCAGTAGTGCTGCTTCATACGTCACCTCCCAGAGGTAACGCTGAATGCAAGAAATCGCAGGTACATTTCTGCATCTGTGACAAGGTGATGTAATCAGATTGTGGTCGCATTTAATGTCCCCATCAAATGCGCTGAAGTCATCGAAGTTGTTCAGGCTCCGATGACTTAATTATGGCGGGTTGATTATTGAAAATCAAAGTTATTCATCAGGTAAGTCAACGACAAATTCACCTTTAACTTTTTTAATCGGAAGCGGTCCAGATGATGAGTAAATGCCGGGATCTATTTCTGACATAAACCCATACACACCTTCGTGATCAGGGCTCTCCCTAACCTCACATTGTCCGCATCCAACCTCCTCACCATTACGTCTAAAGCTAACTCTTTGCATATGGCTTCCCATTGAAACCTCACTGAGCTCGGGTTACTTTTTCGCGTTCTGATCTGCCATCTCAACATAACGAGGATCTGATGGCTTCGGTAAAGTTATTGACGCTTCCCGATAAAACTTCAACCTCTCCAAAAAATAATCTCGTAAATTCTCTGGCTGTTCGCGCATCACCACTTCAGGGATCACAGGCATATTCAGGCGTTCTTTGTACGCCACTCCGGAAGCCGCCAAGTCAACGTTAACCTTGTCGCGTTCTTCTTGGCTTCTTGCTGCAATGTTTCCACTGGACATAAGAGGCCCCTTAGATTTTTGATACATCCAGTCCGGCGGCAACAAGACGATCGATTATGTTCTGCATTTTCCCCACTTCAGTTTTAAATGACGGGCTTAGTCCAACCTCTTCACAAATACTCTCCCTTGGAACATGCTTTAACTCTTGGGCGTATTTTAGTAATTGAAGGTGCATTTCAGAAGAGCGATTCCCTTGCGGAGCGGAATTGATTGCTTGCCGCATTGCCTTAAAGATTTCTTGCTGTTTAGTCACGACAGATTCCCCAGGTTGTGAAGATATTTTGATTATACGATAAAGGCCCTATGCGGGCCTTGATTGATATCGTGTATGTAAACACTGATACAGCAGTCACGCCAGCTTCAAGGCATTTCGCTCTGCCGGGAATTTAGTCATTACTCTTCATCCGCTTTAGCTTGATAATCTTCCCCTCCAGCTTCTGCCGCTTCTCCCGCTCAACCAACAGGCGCTTCATGTAATTGCCAAGTCTACTCCGGTACAACTCCTAGGCATTAACCGCATTGGTGATTTCAGACCTCTGAGCTTTAATCAGTCTTTCGAGTCGGCTTATTTCCTGACGCATTGAATCTCTCAACCTAACGCCTTTCTCGATGGTGGTTTCAAGCTGCTCGGTGTATGTGCGAATTACTAAATCGTTCATGGTTTCCCGTCCTGCTGCGGTGCTGCTGCGAGCAGCCTACTCCAGGCATCTTTTGAGTCTTCTGCCCCATGGTCGATAATAGAATCGAACTCGTCCAACATTGCCATTGTCGGCTCAACCGGCACCAGTGCGTAACCATCCGGAATCGCCGGAGAGTTGCCAGCGGCACCCTGAAGCATGGCGGCGCTATCCGTTATCAAATCTGCGTTATCCGTTATGGTACCTTCATTGGTGAGGGTACCATCGGCACCCTGAAGCATGGCGGCGCGGCAAGCGTCCTCTACGCGCTTAACGGCATCAAAGCAGTAGTTGTAGCGGTTGCAGTCAACCAGGGTTTGTTTCAGAGATTCTATTGCGCTGGCGACTTCCTCCGGTACAGATACCGGCGCTGGCGGGGCGGCGTAAAGCTTGTCACCAATTTTCAGACCAAGCTCTTTAGGTGGTCGGTAATAGGCTAGCGTCCATGCTCCGTTGATGAATGCCACGGGCTCGAAAGAATCCTCCGCTTCGAGCGATGCCAGCGCCATCTTCATCGCCGCCAGCGCCATAGCCGCATCTTCGTTTACCGCTCCTGGAATAGCATCGCGCTCTTCTTCCAGCTCTGCGATTGTTTTCAGGAGCCACTCTTTGGTTAATGTCATGGATTAGTCCTCCCCCTTGAAATATCGCTTATGCCCGTTTTTCTCTAACATCCGGTCAATAAGCTCCACGTTCTTATGCCATGCTGCGTCTGATTCATATTGGCCGCAGCCAATCATTGATGACATATCGTCGGCCAAGCGCTTTATTGCCTCCAACTGAGCTGGAGTAACATCAAGTTTCATTACCCCTCCCCATTGATGCGGATGCCAGCAGTTTGTAACTCATCTTCGAGGCGACACACCTCTTTAGCCAGCCTCCTTATGTTGCTTTCAGCGCGCTCCTTGTAGCTGCTGAACTCTCGCTCTGCTTCGTATCGCTTCTCTCTGTGGATGCTTTCCAGCGATTTGGCTTGGTGTAAGTCCTCTGCCTGGCGCTCAATCTTGAAGCGCTGAAGCTCGACCAATTCCTCCACGGTTTCAAGCGCCTTAACCAGTTCATCAACAGTCCCAGCGGCCTGACGCGCATATTCAGTGATAACCAGCTCGCACTCAGTCTCATTACCGTTCTCACTGGTCGACGTTATGGCGAAATAATCCGAATCGATTTCGTTATCAGCTAAATGGCGGAGCGTATCCGCTACCAGTTGGCCGTTTTGGATCAGCAGTTCTTGCGCCTGTTTGTTGGTCATTGGGCGGCCTCCTTCACTTCCTTATCGCCATTAACCCATCCATCCTGGAAATCAACATCGCCAGCGGAGACGCATCTTGCTGAGTGTTCAACATCGCTCCAGTTCATGTTGTTCGCTGCCCAGTCTTTGATTTCAAAATCATCAGAACGGAATAGCGGAAGCGTGTCTTCGGCCAAACTGCGGTATAAATCACCACCAAACTCTTTGGCGTAATTCTCAGCTCGATGCGTGGCAATCAGTTGGACTGGCACAGCCCAAACGCTACCGTCAGGCATTGTGACGTGAAGCTCTTTGTCGATTATTCTGCTCATGCTGATGCTCCTTTGCGAAGTTGGGCGGCGATAACTCCAAGCACACCATCAGCAAACGAACGGTCGAAATCACCTTCTGGCGCGTTAGCCATAAACTCAGTTGAGGTCAGAATCATCCGGGCAATATCAGCAGCGTTCTTCGCCGTATCTTCGATGAAACCGGCCTCCCATGCCGCCAGCATTCTGTTAGCTACAAAGTAAGCGCCTTCCTTGTGGGCCTGAGCACGCACTTCAGCCAGAAAGGCGTCGGTAGCCGGGGTTTTGATTTCAGCCAAGGAGCGCTGCCGCCAGTCGATCTTCAAGGCCATATAGTTATCCTGCTCGAGAGCATCATCACTGGTGGCTCTCACTTGCGCCCAAGACTTCAGCCCCGCACTCTCCGCAGCCAGCGCCGCGCACTTGGCTTCCCGTGCGGCGTAGTCCTGATAATCGACAAGGCTTCCGCTCTCATCTTCAAACACAGATGATGATCCATTCACTTCGTAACGTTTAATGCTCATGCTGATGCTCTCCCGCTCCTGACTGATGCCAGGCAATCGTTGAATAGGGTTGTGAGGGGGTTTACTTCGTTGTGGTTGTAGTTGGCTGGGCGACTCTTGGCGGTTACTCGTTTCTGTCCGGGGGTGCACAGGTAGTATCGATATTTACCTGTTTCTCCCTCTCGCCTGAGCGTCCTGTCTGAAACTAATTTGTTGAGCAGAGAAGCAAGAGACTTTCTTGGAATCTTCGTCGCCCAGATGATTTCAGTGAGAGAACATCCGGGATGCTCTGCGATGTACTCGATGGCTTTATCCGGCTGGCTTAGCTGTTTCATGCCGCCTCCCCGCGCAGTTCTCGCAAGTTATCTTCCGTCAGTGTCATGTTGCCAACTTCCCGGGTAAGAGCCTTTTCCATCTTCTCGACGCATCCCCTGATACGGATCATCTGCGTTTCAGGAAACTGGCTGCGGCTCATTTCGGTAAGAGTGTTGAACAGGTTCAGGTTCTTCGCTTGCCGGGCTTTCACCTTCGCGCAGGCACGGAGTGATTCGCCAATCTTGCGACCGTCAGCACGGGCAACTGCTCGGCAGAGTTCAAGTGTCAGAAGTGTTTCAGGGAATTCACGGTACTGTGAGTTCATTATGATTTGCATTGCGGTGTTCATACGTCAGCCCCCCTTTGATGGCGACCTGTTGATGGTTTGCTGGTTGAGATGCGTCGAACTTCATCTTGATCGCAGGGCATGAAGTGACCGTTAACGAATTTCTGGTAAACGGTGCCGAGAGTGCCGAAGCGGTTTTTTGTAACGATGATTTCTGCAAATGGCGCCGCGGGTGAATGCTCGTCGTAAACGGCTTCGCGGTAGAGCATGATGATGCTGTCGGCGTCCTGCTCAATGCTGCCTGAGTCGCGCAGGTCGGCGTTGGTCGGGCGCTTATTTGGACGTTTCTCAACGTCGCGAGATAGCTGACTCAGTGAGATGACCGGGGTTTTTAAATCCTTTGCCATCGCTTTCAGGCTGCCGGAGATGTGGGCGATCGCCAGGTCGTTACGGTCGGCTTTTGGCTTGGAGATCAGGCCGAGGTAATCCACCAGGATAAGCGACAGCTGCGGATACTCCTGCTTATGGCGCTCTGCAATGCTGCGGATCTCCTCAACGGTCAACTTCGACGCATCGACCATCCACACATCAAGGTCTTTCAGGTGACAGATAGCGTTGAATACACGCGCCCATCCTTCGTCGCCCATGTTTGCAGGATTACGCAGAACGCTGACGGACATGTTTTCACGACCGGCAATGCTACGCTCGGCTATCTGCAGGTTGCTCATCTCCATGCTGAAAATCAGCACACCGCGCAGGACGTCAGATCCCGGCATTTTTCGGCTTGCCACGCCTTCGGCAATCTTCAGAGCCAGTTCTGTCTTACCCATGCCAGGCCGCGCAGCGATAATCACCAGGTCTTCGGCGTTCATACCGCCGGTGATAGTGTCCAGCTCATCGATCCCAGTCTTGAGGGTGTCTGATTCATCACCGTTTTTCAGCCGGTTCTCCAGCGTGTCGGTATAATCGTCCAGCACGTCACCGAGCCGTACCGGGGCAACCTCTGTCTTAGGCTTCCTGATGACGCTCAGGCGTCGCATCAGTTCATCCATGGCCTCTGCTGCGTTATCCAGCGTTCCGTTGCTTACATCGCCGCGTAGCTCGTCCATTGCTTGGAGAAACATGCGGCGCTGATGCTGATCGCTAAGCATCCCGGCGTAACCACGAAGGTTTGCCGCACTAGGGCATGCCCTGGCAGTTTCCATGATGTCAGCGAAGTGAGAATCACCGCACTCTTCGGCGACCATCAGCGCGTCAATCAGGTTGCGGTTCCGTGCCTGCTTTCGGATCACCTCAAAGGCTTTGCGGTAAACCGGGATTGTGAAGGCGTCCGCTTCAGTCCGTGCGAGAACGTCGCTTGCCGCCGGGGTCAGGCCTCCGAGAAGTAACCCGCCAATCACACTTGCTTCAATGTCCTGTCTCATAGCGTTCCCTCCCGGATTGCTACCAGAACTTTAGGGCGCAGCAGGTAATCAAAATTAGCCACCCAGTCACGATCGTTGTCGCCGAAGTGGAATGGCCTTGCTGCTGCCATAAACGCTTTAACGTAGGCGCGGAAGCCGTCGATGTTTTTGGTAGCGAGAGAGTTAACCAGTTTGCGGATTTTACGCTGGCGCTCTTCGTTGGCTTCGACAGCGTGTGGAAGACGCTCACCAACGATCTTGTTGTAGGCCGAGAGGTACTGGTCGTAATCGAATCTGACTGCTTTTCGCCTTTCAGGTTTAACCGGTTCGCGGTCATCGCAAGATGACTGTGTGTTTTCTTTCTTTTCTTTCTTTTGAATAGTTTCTTTTGTGTTTAGCTGAGTTGGCTTATACCTATTAGCTAAGTTGGCTAATGTTTTGTTAGCTGATTTGGCTAATGATTCGCTAACTTGGCTAACCTCAAAATTCCACTCTGAAATGACCTTGTTGACCCCTACCGCATGGCCGTTTGTCACGATGATGTTCATTGCGATCATCTCGTTTTTGGCCTTGCATACGTGGGTGTGATGAATACCCGTCATCATCGCAATCTGGGTATTGGTTATGCGGTCAAACTTTTTGCCGAACCCGTAGGTTTTGCGAATAACCGCCAGAACAACCTTCAGCTGGCGAGCCGTCAAATCGGCTGCCATAACAGCTTCCAGCAGCTCATTGGCGATGCGGGTATACCCATCATCAAGATCTGCCACCTGACGCTCCACGGCCGATTCAGACGGCCTGTAGTCCGCTAACTTAACGACGCCCATTCTTCACTCCTGCTGAAATCAGTGCCAGTCGAGCCATTCCAACAAACCGCTCAGCAAAAGACCGGTTCTTGGATGCCGCTACTACTAATCCATCCGGTGAGTCCGGGTGGCGCCGTTCCTCTTTTTCCTGGTACTTCTTGCGAGCTTTTGTCATAATTACTCCCGTTACTTGGCGTAACACAGTGTTTGGAAGGCCTTTGAAGTTGCCGCTTCAAGGGCTTTTTCTTTTCTGAGGCTTCTCACATCACCCCCAACATTGAAGTGACCATCGTCATCAGTGGGCCCATCTGTTCCGGCATGAGCCTGAACATCGATGCGATACCTTCACTCACCTCTTTCAGCTTCTGATGCTCTGGCGCGTCCAGCATGATTGCTTGCTTGGCTTCAGCGACCTCTTTCTCTGCTTCGGCTAAGCGCGTCATTTTGCAGTCGGCGCCGATAAGCTTCGTTCGGTACTGGACCGGCAGAACGGCCAGGATTGCTGGAGTAAGCTGGCGAACGTTCTCGCGGTATCCTTCTGAGTCGAAGCGGTTATCCAGGAAACGAAACAGCTTCTGACGGGCCCGGCTGATATCTTCCGGGAAGCTGATAGCTGTCCCGCCCTGCTCCCGGTACTCGTTTATGATCAGCGCCGACACCACATCCTGATTGTCGATAGCAGCTGCCCATCCACGCACCGCATCACGAATCTGATCGTGCTCTGGAGCCGGTTTGGGTTGAGCGCGGTTTATCACCACGCCCGCCATAATTCCTGTACTCTGTTGATACGTAAGTGATTGCATTTGCATTCCCTTAATAAATAGATTTCGGTTGGCTGATAAATCAGCCAGTTAAATTGGGTTCCATGTTGTTAAAGAGCGGCGGTGCTTAGTCTTCAGTTTTCTTGTGCGGGAAAGGGCGAATTTCTTCTGCCTGGATCTTCCCGCCAGGCAACCTGCTGATGAAAATCTGGCGGCCAACTCGAATAGCTTTGCTGATCGCTGTTTGGTGAATACCAATCGCGTCAGCTGCTTTGGCCTGCCCTACCTCACCAACGTATTCAGCTAAAGAAATCTTCATATGCGAGCTCCTGTTAGTGCATACGAAAAACAATACCACAAGTATTACATAAAGCAATACCTGCGGTATTTTTAAAATATGAGCTTTGGTATTAATATTTGATAATGGAAAAGAAAAAGATTCTCACACCTGCTCAAGTGGCTGATGCGCAGAGATTAAAAGCCATTTACGACGCGAAGAAGAAAACGCTGGGCGTTACGCAACAGTCGATAGCTGACGCGCTTAATATCTCTCAGGGTGGGGTAGGTCATTACCTAAATGGACGCAACGCTTTAAACACTTCTGTGGCGGCGGTTTTTGCAAAAATTTTGGGGGTAAGCATTGCTGAATTCAGCCCCTCTCTGGCTAAAGAAATATCAAGCATGAGCACCGTAGCCTCTGAGAACACCACATTTGCTGGTATGTATTCACCGGGCTCAAAGTACCCTGTAATTAGCAAGGTTCAAGCTGGAGCATGGTGCGAAGCCGTAGAGCCATACACTCTCAAAGACATTGATTTGTGGCTTGAGTCTGATGCTCACATCCAGGGGGAGGCGTTCTGGCTGCAGGTAGATGGTGACTCCATGACGGCACCAGCTGGACTGAGTATTCCTGAAGGAACCTTTGTTCTCTTCGATACTGGTCGGGAGGCGATCAACGGCAGCCTGGTAATAGCAAAGCTATCAGATTCTAACGAGGCGACGTTTAAGAAGCTGGTAATCGACGGAGCGCAGAAGTACCTGAAGGGATTGAATCCTCAGTGGCCGCTAGTTCCGATCAACGGAAATTGTCGAATCATAGGTGTAGCTGTAGAGACGAAGATGCGGTTGGTGTGATAGGCAAGGTGTTCTGGTCGGCGCATAGCTGGTGATAGCGATCTGAGGAAATCTTCGAACAGGTGCGGTGGTCAGGCGGCCTGAGTTTTATAGTGGCAGATTTTTGAATTTTACATAAAGCACGAACATTCTTACGGTTCATGGCGTGCCTATATTTCAAAAAAAATTTTAAGGATATTGAATGACAGCCGAAATTGCAGTTTTCAATAAATCAGCAGTAGCCCTTGCAGCTGACTCTGCAGTCACAATCTCCGGAGGGGATGGTATAAGCAAGATATACAACGGTGCAGATAAACTGTTCGCACTTAGTAAGTATCATCCCGTCGGAATAATGGTTTTTGGTTCTGCAAATCTATGTGGTGTGCCATGGGAGATGTTGATAAAGGAATTTAGAAAAAAAATAAAGGACGAACACTGCGATACGGTCGGTGAGTATGCACAAAAATTCTGGGATTTTCTTTGTAATGGAGAGCATCTCATTCCCATGGACTTAAGGGAAAATTATTTAATAGATACTTTTGCCAATAGGTTTTTCCCTTCATTAATAAACCACATTGATGAGAAAAGAATAAAGCATTTTATTGATGAGAATGGAATTAAACCAACGATTTCTGAAACATATGAGATCTTAGAGGAAGAGGCGAATAGCGTATTAGCAAACCTATCAATTCAAGACTACCTTGAAGGTTTTGATGAGTCTGATATTGCTATCGCTAGAGAGTTCTCCCTCCCTATTGCAAGGGATATTTGTGAAGAAAAATTATTAAAAGAAGATGGCACACAAATACCAGAATCTCTATGCGAGGTTATTGGCAACCTTTTTGCCATGATAATCTGTAAAAAATCACCTTTTGGGCATAACACGGGGTTAGTATTTGCTGGATATGGTGAGCTTGAATACATGCCAGCTATATTGGCTTTTGATGTTCATGGGTTCTTTCAAAACAAATTAAGATTCTCTCCAAACTTGAGCAAGAGCTCATCTGGAGGCGTCTCAGCAATAAAAGCTTATGCTCAAGAGGAAGAGGTAGAAACTTTTCTACATGGGATAAGCTGGAGCCTGAGAAGTTTTATGTTTGCAGGGTTTGAAGTTGAAAATAATCAGCTATTGAACGATATGTCTGAACGAATAAATGCCACGTCAGCGACAGATTCAGAAAAAGAACAATTAATTAAAGATTTTTCTGGCAAGCTGGATGAAAGACTAACAAGCTATAACGAAATAATCACAAGCCACATAAACGATAACTTTAGCTCAAAAGTAACTGAAATGATTGAGTTTTTACCAAAACAAGATTTGGCATATATGGCTGAATCACTGGTTAACCTTACAGCATTTAAGAGAAAAATATCTAATGACAACGAAACTGTTGGCGGCCCGATCGATGTTGCTATAATATCTAAAGGCGATGGTTTCATATGGGTCAAACGTAAACACTACTTTGATAAAGAACTTAACCATCATTACTTCTCACGTATATCTTAAGGCGTTGACATGGTTGAGAAAACTTTAGAAAAAGAAATCGAGCTTCGCGAATGGCAAAAGATGTTTAACCCATCAAAAGTAGAAGCACAGCCGTCTGTTATTCTTAAAGAAAAGCCTCAGAACAGAGAAAAAGAGACTAAGAATAGCTCAGCATGTTTCAACTGGTAATCGAACGTTATGCTAAACCCGGCCACCGCGCCGGGTTTTTTATGCCTGCAGTCCCCTTCACCTACTCTCTCCATCCCTCTGAAAGCCTCTTTTCTTCCAACTGCGCCACTCTATCTAACTGCTTCCTTTTCTTCATGATCGTTATCAGTTGTCGGTACCCATGGTGAGCCGGAGGGTAAAACTCAGCGGGGTATTTATTACCCGTCAAAGCCTCGTATTCAGCAGCTTGCTTGTCATGTTTTGCTTTTAAAGCTGGGAAAGCCAACTCAGCTAAGGCCACATGTTGCTCGCAAAACTGGATGGCACGCTCAAGATTATCTCCGGTATCGCGCTTCTCATAGTGCTCTTTGATTTTCTCCTGCATTTTGAAGTGCAAATCTACGATCTGCTCACTGCTTAGCCACCGAAGCCCGTCAACCCACTCTTTAGTATCCATTTCCGCCTCAACCCGCTGTTTTTTGCAGCATATCACTGGCTTTTACAAAAATAAAAAGCTTTTAAAATCATACCTGTAGTATTTTAACGGCAATTATTAATACTAGCGGTATTGCATATAATTAATACCGCTAGTATTGTTAACCCATCGAGACAACACACATCGACAGCTGAGCGAAGTTAGCCAGCGCCAGACATGAGTCAGGCTGCTATTTAACAACGAGACAGATTTACAGCGTCAATGACCTGTTATGACCCCTACACGAAAACGTGCTGTATCACCGGGTGCGATCCGGTCGGTGAGAGAGTATCCCCGCGCGAGAGCGAGAACGGCGTGAGAACGGGCAACACTGGCAGTGTAATTGGCGCTGACCAATACAGGGAATGTTTTGGGATTGGATGAATGCGCAGGCTGATGCGCTAACGCTCAGCGGCGAGCACCTAGCTTTGGGCTAGGAGGGGTAGCCGCAAGCCGGAGATCAGCACCGGCCATCCAATCGCCAAAGCATTTCACAGCGCGTTAATAACAACTTATTGAGGTGAGGAAATGAGTCAACCATATGTTCCATCATGTTTAAGGAACCTTCCAAAGCCGCGACAGAAACCTCGCAAACAAGCAATTAAAGAAGCCAAGAGGGAGGTGATTGATCGGGCGATATCGATGCTGAGAGATGAGCTTAGGAGTGAGAAGCTATCAGGGATGATGATGCCTTACCAGAGGGGTTATCTATCAGCGATAAGCCACCTTGAGCAACTCAGAGATGAATTTTGAACCATCCGGTATTTCCGGATAGTTGAGGTCGCTTAGGCGGCCTTTTTTGCGGGTAACTACAGAGGGTAAGGCGATGGCAACTAAGCAAGTTCAGCTATCTGGTAAATGTGTTCTGAAGATAGACACCATCAAAGGCAGCAGCACTATCGAAATACCAAAAGTTAATCTCAGTGGGGTGAACAACGCCGACGCCTTGCTTAATGAAGTGTTCCATTTCGGAATCATGCGGCACGGCAAAAACAAGCTTCGACAGATGTTTGAAGATAAGCTCGATGGCTACGGTGACGAATACGAAAACCAAGGCCTCACCTACGAATAGACCCGCTCCGGCGGGTTTTTTAATGCCTCATACCTCAGTCGCTTCACCGAGGCGGCTCAGTTATGAACCGGCGGCCATCCACCGCTACCCAATGCAGATCGCTTATATGCGTTGAAGTCTTGTATTAACCGTTCAGCGGCCCGGCTTAAGGGCGGAGATGATTATGAGTAATCCAATTACAGTAGGTTTTTCTGGCCTGACTAAGCGCAATTTTGCTGGTCGGTCAAAGCCAAGCAAGTTGGCTCCCGGCGTTCGTCTGTTCACTGGCGAGAAGTTTGATGTGACAGACGAGGCTATTTTCGCTGTAGCACACCTGATGGTAGCTCGCGATGACATCCTGATTATCCCTCTGCCAAATGGCGACAAGATTCACCTCCGCGCAGACATCAAAGAAAAGCGGGAGGCATCATGACAGTCACCCACAACGGCAAGCAGTACACCGCCAAAAAGCTCAACGATAACGAGTGGCAGCTGACTGCAGTATCGGCACCGCGTGAAAGACTCACGCTTAACCGCTGGCAGATGCACATCGCTGGCTTACTTCAGCAGGTGGAGGGCAAGCAATGATTCATCACTACGGATACTTTGAGGTTAACCGCGGCGCTGTTCAGCCAGGCATGCTGGTAAAGCACAAAGACGGCATGTGGACGGCATCAGCAAACAAGCGCGGCAAGCTCTACCTCCACCGCGGATGTGAGCGCACCTTTACCAGAGAGCTGCTTGTTGAGGTGTATCTCGACGGGCGCGGCGGCGGATTGAGTCATTAGCTCATTATTTGTTTGGGCCGTGAGGTGCGAGCTTAAATTCAAGGTGGTATAGCTTGCCATCAGGCGCCTGAAAATCGACCTCAAACGAATCAGGTGGGTTAAAAGGATCTGGAGCATTTTTAGCGATGCACGTCGAACGCCACTTGATATGTCCTTTCCCTAATTTTCGTGACTCCCACCAAGCACGCCATGACTGGTCAGATGGCTGATCTGTCCCTTTTTCTTTCACGTACCAATTATTCTTCTTCGATTGATCTGACATTTCCTTCGATGAATACATTGGGGAACGCATACGTTTTTCAATAAGCATTTTCAATCTCGATTCATGTGCAGAGCTAAACACATTCTGCGACAGCATTCTGATTAATCAAGTTTTCTTAATTATATGGCCAGGCTGGCTATACGCGGCCGGGATCTGCACAACTAAATTTCAGGAGTTCAGCAATGAAACAAGCCATGCAAAGTCCGCGGCTTCCTCGAACCATTCCATCAATGCTGGCAAGCCACCGTTCTCTTCTCACTGAGGCTCGGGAGTCACGTTTGCTTGGATGGCGTCGTGAGGCGGCCTATTACCTCCGTAGCGCTGGTATTGAGCGCATGTGCATCGCGAGCAAGGCGGCAAGCAAATGAGCGCCATGGAACACTGGGATGATGATGCTTTCGTCCGGCTGATGCGTGACGTTATCCATGATGCGCCGGAAGAGAACGACGAACCGGTTAACCTGGCAGCAGAACGCCATAATCCGGTTATCAGTTGGGCAGAATTTGCAGGAGATTTCACATGACCGAGAAGAAGGTTTACGCCGCAATCAGTGGCGTCGCTTCCGCGCTCGCTGAGCAGGGCATTAGGAAGGAGAAAAAACAAGGGAGCCAAGTTAACTACGCCTTCCGTGGCATCGACGATATCTATAATGCGTTGGCCCCTGAGTTGGTTAAGAACAGGCTCCTGATCCTCCCCCGCTACACCGAGCGTACAAGCGTAGAACGAACCAGCAAAAACGGCGGCGCTCTGTTCTATATCACGGTTCGCGGTGACTTCGATTTCGTCAGTACAGAAGACGGGAGCGTGCATACGGTAACAACCTATGGCGAAGCAATGGACAGCGGCGACAAGGCGACAAACAAGGCGATGTCGATCGCCTACAAATACGCGGCGTTTCAGGCCTTCTGCATCCCAACGGAAGAGACAGCGACCGATGCTGATGCTGAGGTTCATCACGTTACGCCACAGGCCGCCGAGGATGCTCTGAAAGAGTTTGGCGATAAGGCAGCACTGGCCCAGTCAATCAACGAGCTGCAGGCGGCCTTCAAGGAAGTATGGCCGAAGCTCGGAAACTCCAAAGAGCATGAGGCACGTGCTACCGAAACCTACAAAACTCGCGGACGCGAACTCCAGCAACAAACTCAGGCGGCATAAATGGCAATTAATACGATCACCATATCTGGCAATGTCGGGAAAGACGCGGTACTCCGCGTCACCCCAAACGGCAAACACATTTCCTCGTTTTCTCTGCCGGCCAAGTCCGGGTTTGGCGATAACGAGAAAACATCCTGGTTGAACTGCAAAATGTTCGGCGCGATGGCTGAGAAGCTATCAACGGCGATTGTTAAGGGTGCGAAGGTCACGGTGACCGGAGAGTTCGTCATTGAGGAATGGACCAGACAGGACGGTTCGCAAGCTCAGACACCTACTATCCTGGTGCGGGATATCGATTTGCCTCCTCGCAATGGTCAGCAGCAAAGCCAACAACCGGCATCGCAACCACAAAAGCAGCAACGTGCTGCGGCACCGCAACCAAGCGAGCCGCCGATGGACTTTGATGACTCAGATATCCCATTTTAAGGAAAGATATGAACCATTTAATGATTGACCTCGAAACGATGGGCAATGGACCGTACTCGCCGATCATCTCTATCGGCGCTGTATTCTTCGAACCAAGCACTGGCGCAACAGGGGATGACTTCCAGGTGAACGTATCGCTTGAATCATCCATGCGCTTCCGCGCCCGGCCTGACGCCTCAACAATCCTGTGGTGGATGGAGCAAGGAGAGGATGCCAGGAAGGCATTAACCGACGACACGCAAGAGCTATCCACTGCTCTGTGCTGGCTCTCTGATTTCGTCGCCAAGCACGGAAATACGCGATTCGTGCAGGTGTGGGGCAATGGAGCGTCGTTCGATTGCGTCATTCTCCGCAATAGCTACGCGCTTACCGGGCAGAAAGCGCCGTGGCAATGGTGGAATGACCGCGATGTGCGTACCGTCGTCGAGATGGGTAAAGCGATCGGCTTCGACCCTAAACGCGATATGCCATTCGAAGGCACCCGCCACAGCGCACTGGACGACGCCATTCATCAGGCCAAATACGTTTCCGCCATCTGGCAGAAATTAGTCAAGTAACACCCCGCTAAGGATTAAAAAATGTCACAACCTCCTCAAGGGGCGGGTTACTTTCGCGCGCCCAAAAAACTGGAATCGAAGGATGAAGTGATCGCTCGCGTCTGCGCCTTCCTTGCGGAGGAACTGGGCAAGAAGCAGGTCGATAACCGGAGTCAGGATGAAAAGGATATGGCGGCTGATGCTTGCTGGGAGGAGAGAGGATTACGCAGATACGAATCCCTGCTCTGGCGAAACAACTTCAAAGCCTCCTTCTCTCCTGTATTCATCCCATGCGGCCCTATGCAGCCATCACGAATTAACGACCGTGACCGTGACTATATCGGTCGCTACGGCCATGTGAGGAACGACTGATGAAACATGCTCACGACGACATTGTTATTTACGGGCTTCGACTGACATTCATTGTCGGGCCCAACGGCTGGCTGATGCCATGGGGTGATGTCATCTGCAACCCACTTAAGGCGCAGCGACTGGCTGAAGAGTATCTCAACAGGCAGGAGGCCGCATGACCTATCAGCTGCACGTAGGGCGCTGCGAAGAGGTTCTTAAGTCTATGCCGGACAACTCGGTAGACGCGATCGTAACTGACCCGCCGTACGGATTATCTTTCCAGAACCACAAGTGGGATTACGAAGTGCCGACAATTGAGCAGTGGCAGGAGTGCTTGCGAGTGCTTAAACCGGGAGGGCATCTTCTAGCGTTCGGCGGTTCCCGAACATATCACCGCCTTGTCGTTAATGTAGAGGATGCAGGTTTCGAGATCCGCGATCAAATACTCTGGATTTATGGCAGCGGATTTCCTAAGTCACATAACCTCGATAGTGAATTTGACGGCTGGGGTACCGCGTTAAAGCCTGCACACGAGCCGATCGTCATGGCGCGCAAGCCGTTTAAGCAGACCGTATCTGCCAACATGGCCGAGCACAGTACCGGAGCAATCAACATCGATGCTTGCAGGATACCAACTGACGAGGCGCTTCGCGGTGGCGCTGGAGGCCTCCTTTCTCATCAGCGCGACGGTACCGAACCGGTGGGAGATTACGAGCAGGCACCAGATGGGCGCTGGCCGGCAAACATCATTCACGACGGCAGCGATGAGGTGATTTCTTGCTTCCCTGCTAATGCAGGAGCTGCAGCACCGGTAACCGGTAAAGAACCTTCTGCAGCATCAACCGGCCATGTCCTGGGGCTACGAAAACGCGTTGCTACCGTCCATCACGGCGATAAGGGAAGTGCAGCACGGTTCTTCTATTGCGCAAAGGTTAAGGCGAAAGAGCGCGACGAAGGCCTCGAGAGATTCATTGCGACGTCAGCCAGTGACATGACCGGCGGCCGCAAAGAGGGAAGCGTAGGTATTAACGACCCTCGCGCCGGAGCCGGACGCACCAATGGGGCTAAAAACAATCATCCCACCGTTAAGCCGATCGCACTGATGAGCTATCTCTGCAGGCTGATTACTCCATCTGGCGGTACCGTGCTGGATCCGTGGATGGGTAGCGGAAGCACTGGCCGGGCAGCCATCGAGGAAGGCTTTAACTTCATCGGCATCGACCTGAACCCGGATTACGTGACGATTGCCTCAGCTCGTATTGCTCATTCATTCAAGCGGACGGACGCAGCATGAACCTATCCCAACGAATCTTCAGGTCGCTAAGGCGGCCTTTTTTATTGATGGCGTTCACCTTCAACCTAATTAACCGACAGTTCCGGGAGCATTGACTATGTCTCGCAACAAGTTCACAAATCGCAAAGCTCGCATTGAAAAGAAATTCAGCACTGAAGCGATGCGTCTGCTGATTGCGCTCATGCCGAAACAATACCGCCCAGAGGTATTCACTCTTGATGAAGGATATTTCGGGGGACTTTATTACCAGGAATGGCAGGTGTGTGAGGTCGATTACTGGGGTGAAGCCGATAGCTGGGATGCTTTCTATCTTCTGCACGATGCGCTGATCCTGCATACCACCGATTGGGAAGGAATGGGTCGCGCAGATGATGCAGAGTTCTCTGGTGACGAGTCAATCGACAGAACCCCGTTTTACTCTCCGTGGCGCATTGGTGATGTAACCCGCGCCGAAATAATCCGGCATTGCAGGCGGCTTGTGTCCGCTGGCATCAAATGGGAAGCATAAAATGGCTGACATCATCGATACCGCAGCAGAGATTGAAGAGCTTCAGCGTAACGCTGCCCTTTCCGCTCACCGGCTCAACCGCAACGCCGTATCAGCTGAGCATTGCGCGGAATGCGGCGAGGATATCCCGGAACCACGTCGCGTTGCTGTACCCGGCTGCCAGATGTGCGCAGAGTGCCAAGGAGTTATAGAGCTGAAGAATAAACAAGGAGGGTCATCAATTTAAACCTGTCATTTTAACCATGAAGTACATGCACCTTACGGATAATTCCCTTAGTATCAAATAACTATAACCCATACATCATCAGCCAATTCAGGAAAGATTATGATGAAAGATATTATGCTATTTGGTGCAGGGCACGATGGGACTAAGCGTCAAATTGAGCCAGGGAAAGAATCCTACTTCTTCAACAGTAAACCAGTACTATCGCCTACAGGCACCAATATAGTTAGCTATGGTGCAGAGCAGGTTTCATTCCGGGTTAGCACTGTTTATCCAGAAAAAGGTGGTTTTTTGATTGGAGTGCATGGTGAAGAGCCATCAGATAGAACAATATTAGAAGCCATATTCAAGTACAACCCTACCCCACTTAACTGATAACAGTGCATTAAAACGAACCTCGCCATGGCGGGGTTTTTTATTGCAACAAAAACGCCTCCGCGCTATGCGGGCGGCATGAGGAGAGATTATGGGAAGAATGACATTTGTCGTTGAGTATGAGGATGGCAAGGAACCGCCAGTTAGCGCCGGAATGGAGTTTATGGGTGGGAAGATTGTAGCGGCCGCTTTCCGTGATGCTCTTGAAGAGCCTGAGGTATGTGACGACATTGGCCCGGACCCTGATTGGCTGAATATGGTTCGAAACCAGTTATGACGCAACTGATAGCTGATTCACTGCCTCGTAAATCATTTGATGTTATTGCCGCCTACGGGCGGCTTCTTTTTTGCCTGGAGATAACCCATGGAATCAGCAAAGCCTATAACCGCTCAACAGGCAGCGGAACTCCTGATCGTCTCACCCAGAACCATATACCGGCTCATTGATTCCGGTGAGCTTCCGGGCAAGAAGATAGGAAACAAATATCGGACGACCGATGCGGCCTGTATTGCGTATTTAAATAACCCGCGCGATCCTGTTGTCGCGAGCGCGGGTGATCGTAAAGGAGATATTTTATGTCAATCACCCTCAGAGGCGACGTGTGGCACTGTCATTTCGTTACACCGTCAGGGAAAAGAGTTAGACAATCTCTTGGCACGGGGGACAAGAAACAAGCGCAGGAGCTGCACGACAAGCTGAAGGCTGAAGCGTGGCGGGTGGATAAAATCGGGGAACTGCAGACGAGGACGTTCGAGGAATGCTGCATCAGGTGGATACGCGAGAAGGAGCATAAGCGGTCCATTGATGACGACAAGACCAAAATCGAATATTTCCTGCGCCATTTCTCCGGTCGAGATATTTCGACTATCACTGCCGATCAGGTAAGTGATGCGGTTTCGAAGATGGTCAACCGTAAGCACATTCAGGTATGGGAGGCGCGCAGGGACGCAGCACTACGCCGCGGGAAGGAACCGCCGCCGTATGTTGAGAAGCCAGTTAGCCAAGCCACAAAGAGCCAGCATCTGTCTTTCATGCGATCTCTTTTCAAGGCTGCAGCTAATGACTGGGGATGGATAAAGACGGCTCCAGTCATTAAGACCAAAAAGCCGATCAGCAAACGCATACGCTGGCTGACCAGAGATGAGGCAGAGCGGCTTATAGCCTGTATGCCGGAGTCGATAAAGCCGGTGGTGATATTTGCGCTGGCAACCGGCCTGCGCCGCTCCAATATTATTGATCTGGAGTGGCAGCAGGTCGATATGCAGAGAAAGGTTGCATGGGTAAACCCGGAGAACGCGAAGGCGGGCAAGGCTATCGGCGTCGCTCTGAATGATACCGCATGCAGGGTGTTAAGGGATCAGATAGGGAAAAGCTCAAGATGGGTATTCGTTCACACTAAGGCGACAACCCGTCCTGATAAGACTGTTACCCCTGCCGTCAGGAAGATGAGAGTTGATGATAACAGCGCCTGGCGCATTGGTCTGGCAAAGGCTGGGATCGAAGACTTCCGCTTTCACGATTTGAGACATACTTGGGCGAGCTGGTTAATTCAGTCTGGAGTTCCGTTGTCCGTTCTGCAGGAAATGGGAGGCTGGGAGTCGATCGAAATGGTTCGTCGATATGCTCACCTTGCGCCTAACCATTTAAGCGAACACGCACGGAAAATAGATGCCATTTTTGGCAACCATGACACAAATACGACACAAGGAGAAAGTCAGGCGGGATTGAAACTTGCGTAAGTGCCTGATTTGAAATGGCACGCCCTGTAGGATTCGAACCTACGACCTACGGCTTAGAAGGCCGTTGCTCTATCCAACTGAGCTAAGGGCGCACTGAATGCGGGTACTACGCAGTGGTGAAACGCGTGGAATTATACGGTCAATAGCAGGTGAGTCAATGCCTTTCGGCGCGTTTGCCGCGCATCTCAGCAGATGTCTCTTTCCCCCTTAACAATACGTTTAAAATTTCAACATTTACTGGCGGATCAGCCAACTACGAAATAGCTTAGTCGACATTAAGTAACGCCCAGTTTTATCCCCCTCCGCCACCCGACACACTGTTCTGCGGTAACCCGCCCCCTGGAAGCCGGTATAAAGGACAGTGAAGTGAGCTTAACCTCGTTTTTGGCCTCCCCTCCGCTAAAGAGTCCGTTGCAGTCTCTCCCCTGCGGCATCGTCGGCATGAAGCTGGAACCCATCGTCAACCTCGCCACATTTCACACTGTCGGTGTGGAAGTGCTGAGCCTTTTGTCGCCTGCCCTGCAAAGCGAGCTGTGGTTTCAACAACTCTCTGCGGAACACGCACTCGCCTTGCTACAAGTACAGTGCGAGACGCTCAAAAATCACTTTCCCTGGCACAACCTTTTCATCAACTTGCCGATAACCCTGCTAACAGAGGTGGATTTATTTCACCAGTTGCTGCCGCTACCCGGTCCGGGTGCGAATATTGAGATCGTTGAACCCGCTCAGCTTCTCTCCCTGCCCTACACCTCACGCATCCGGGCGATAGAGCATCTGCATCTTTTGTCCGGGCGTGGCTGCCGTATATGGCTTGATGACGTTGATGAAGCGCAAATCCACGGTTTCATCGACGCGCATTTACCTTTGAGCGGGATCAAGATCGATAAGATGGCGTTCTGGCGTCTGAAGACGACTCCCGCATTTTCATCCCTGGTAAACCTCTGCGCAACGCTTGCGCGAAACGTCCTTGTTGAAGGAATCGAATCACAAGAGGATTTAGCGCTTGCGCGTCAGGCGGGGGCCGGATTCGGCCAGGGATATTTATGGCCCTCCGTCGGCAGACGGCATGGCTAA